TTTGGGCTCACTTGTCAAATAACCCACCAGTAGGATATATTGGTACTCTTATTCACTTTGAAGAATTAAACCGTGCTCAATTAGCTGTTCGTAATGCATCATTACAAATTCTTCTTGAAAAATGTATCGGTTATGATTTCAAATTCAATGAAAATGTATATATGGTATCAACTGGTAACCTTGGTGAAGAAGATGGTACTGATGTTGAAGAATTTGACTCTGCCTTAAATGGTCGTTTAATTCACTACCGACACACACTTACATTAGCAGAATGGATCGAATATTATGCTAAAGAAAATATTCAACCATCAATCATCAGATATCTTGAAGCACATCCTGATCAATATTATGTACATAAACATAATGATAAAGATAAAACATATGCATCACCTCGTGCATGGACTTTCTTATCAGATTTTGTTACTGAAACATACGGTTTCGGTGCAAACATGAAAGAATGGGTTGAAGATATACAAATATTTGGTCACTCATATATTGGTTCAGCAAATACTTCATTCATAAGATATTTGAGAGACGCATTGAAAATCGGTATTAAAGATATCATAAATAGATATCCTGAAATTAAAAAAGAAGGTGTTGTATTTATTCGTGATAAAAAATCAGAATTATTAAGTGATTTGAAAGCTTATGATAATGACGCATTATTCAAATTAAAACCAAACCAAATAGAAAATATTAAATTATTTATTCTTGATTTGGAAAAAGATGAAACAGCATCTTACTTATTAAAAATTCTTGATGATAATTACAATTTTGTTGATGATGATGAAGCAAACGAAAAACAAAATAAACAAATTATCGAATTCTTAAGAGATAAACGATTTGAACCATATAGAAAACAAATTGCTGGTTTCTTAAACAATGATTCAGAAGATGAAAAAGTAGAATCTACTGGAAAGAAAAAGAAATAATTTTTTGACATTAAATAAAAAAATCTGTATAATTTATACAGATTTTTTTATTTTTAAAAATATTTATAAACTTTTGAACCATTTATCATATATATATAAAAGAAAAAATAATTATATAATATGAAAAACAAAGAAATTTTTGAATTACGCCAAGCACTTGATGGCTTAGAAGATATCAAAGGAAAGTCTTTTGCTTATGCAGTTTTGCAAAACAAAGATATTCTTGATAAAGAAATAGAAACAATCAATAAATTACGTGGCACACCACAACAAGAATATATTGATTATGAAAACGATAGACAATTATTATGTATAACACATTCTGAAAAAAATGAAAATGGTGAACCAGTTTTGACATATAATCCTAATGGTACACAATCATTCAAAATCATTGACATCGATAAATTTAATGAAGAATATAAAGAAATTCATAAAAAATATGAATCAACATTGAAAGAAAAAGAAGAAGAAGATAAATCATTTTTAGATTTCTTAGAAAAAGATAATGAAATAATTCTTAAAAAAATTAGTATTCGTGATCTACCAGATGATATTAATGAAAGATTCCTTCAGAAAATTAAATTTATGATATCATAACATAACCAATCATTTATTATAAAATCCTATAAAATTCATTTTTATAGGATTTTTTTATATAAACATTTGTAATAATTGAAAATTTATCGTATATTTGTCTATCAAAATGTATGAAAATGGAACAAAACGAATATATACAAGAAAAAATGATTGAGTTCGCAATGAATATTAATGATTTTTTTATTGGTCAAGAAATTATAGATTCTGATAAATCTATTTGTAAAATAACAAACAAGTCTATAAATAGTATTGAAGTATTTATGTACAAAAAAACAAAAGAAGGCATAAATTGCAAACAATATTTTGATATGAAATCATTTAATAAAAGATTTAAAATTAAATAATATGATAAAAAATATTTTCCCTACTATATGTCCAGGATGTGGTTCACCACTTGTTATAGAAATTGGTAAATCTGATGCAATCAAATTAATGTGTAAAAATGTAAATTGTGTTGGAACTCAATTGAAAAGATTACAAAAAGGAATTATTGCACTAGAAATCAAAGGATTGGGTCCAGCTGTTATTGAAAAATTATTAAAATCAAATATTGAACATTCATATGATTTATTTAATCCAGATATTTTCAATGAGAAAAATCTTATTGATAGTGGTGAATTCAAAAAAGGTCGAGCATTAACAAAAATTATTGAATCAGTAAGAGAAACAAAAGAAATTCCAGTAGAAAAAGCAATTCTTTCTTTACAATTACCAGATATTGGTAAAACATATTCTGAAAAAATTGGACAAATAATTTCTGGAATGGAACCAGATTTAACTGGTTTACTATTATCTGTAAGAGAACAATTAGAAAATAAAGAAGTTGGTCTTTTCAAAGAAATTAATGACACATTAGAATTATTCAAAACATTCGGTGTTAATATAAAATATTACGAAGTTAAAAAAGTAGTTACTGAAGTTAAAAAAGTAAATAAAAAAGTATCTACATCAGATCCATCTATTGATGAAGAAATTAAATCTTTAGGTTGGGAAATTGTACCTGCTTGTGATTCTAATGTTGATATGCACATTTGTATCGATAAAAATGATGTTCATCCTTATATTAAAGAAAATAATATAAAAGTCATGACTATGAAGCAAATTAAAATGTTATTCCTATAATAAATCAAAACATATGAAAAAAGAATTTGATTATTTAAGAGTTTATAGAAAATTTCTATGGTTTCATATAGAAATTCGTGTCGTAAATGTGATATTTGGTGATGATAGAATGGAAATATTTCGTGAAACAAGAGATACATATTGTAGAAAATATGGTTATGATAATGTGTTAATTGAAATGTGTTGGAATAAAGAATCATATAATGGTAAAGGTGTAAGAATATGATATATTATATAACATATTTTAATGATGATGTAGTGTATGGTGAACATTATACTGGATATTATGTAAAATATAAAGATAAGTGTTCTGATGTATTTAGTAATAATTATATTGATGCAAAAAGATACAAAACAATAAAACCAGCATTCAATAAAATAAGATTAAATACAAACCAGGATTTTATTGAATTATATAAGAAAATGTTGAAACATCCTTCGATAATAAGACAAAAAAATTAAATTCATTATCAAATAATACTGTGATTGATTATAATGGTATACCAAATCTATTAAAACATCATATAGAAGTTGTTGAACAAGATGGTAATTATATTAAATATTTAGGTAAATTAAACAATAATTTTATATTTAATTATTGTAAAGAAATAAAAGAGAAATTTGAAGAAAAAGAGAAATTTAAAATAAAAAAGGCACATGGTAAAGATTATGTTGAAATAAATGTTATAACAGGTGATATTAATGATGATTTTTGGAATTAAAAAATATAAATTATGATAAAAAATATAATTATAATATTATTATTTGTTGTTTTTGTTTGTGGCTTATTTTGGATAGCTATAGTTGATGAAATATATTACTATAAAACAACAAAATATTCATTATACACTATTCAAATTGAACTATTAAATAATAGTATAGATACAATCGAAACAAGACAACCAAAATGTATACATTTTCAAGTAAATTGTCATTCACGTAAAGGTGAATTTAATGGATGTGACTTACAAGCTATACCTAAAGATGGTGAATTGTATAATTTTTTGGGTGGTCATTGGTATGGTGTTAGAGATGGTGTAATAAATTTCGAAATATTAAAAAAAATCGATGAATAGTATATAAGTATGTAAATTAAAAATATGAATAAAAAATATGTAGTATTATCAGGTGATGAATCTGGTATAGAATTAGAAAAAGAATTTGTTTTTATGAATAAACAAATGGCTGAAATAACATTCGATGAATATATGACAAACAATGGTTGCGCAGCAATGTATGAATATTCTGAAACAAAATTAATATTAATTAAAAAACAACACAATTTTTAATATGAAAACAGTAGCAATAAACGAATTTTCAAAAAGGCAATTAAATAAATCCCAATGGACACATATTCCTTCAATTGAAAAATTTGAAGAAATTAGAAAATTAACAGAAGAAAAAATTAATAATAATGATTTTTCTGATGGTTATGCACCATTCTGTAAATTAATAACATTAGTTGTTTCAGAAATTAATAGTACTATTGCTAAAATATCTGATGATAATAAACATCTTCTTGTTACTAAATTAACAAAAAGAAGAGAAGGTGAAGAAGAATATGAAACAACTTTCTTTCCAGAAGGAACTGTAGAACCTTTACCATCAAAATACATAACTGTTATTGTTTATTCAAAAGAACAAATGGAAAAAGAATATAAAGAATTCCATGGTGATACATTAACTGGATCTGATTGGGACATAGTTTCTGTCAATTCTGAACCATATGAAGGAACAGCACCGATGTCACCTATAACAATGATTAGAAATGCATCTGGTAAAGGTGGTAGTGGACATCAATATACATTGGAAGAACTAGAAATTTCAAAAGATTTTTGGTCAAAACATGCATTAGTTGGTAATATATAATTATATTGACAAATCTTCTAAATCACAATAGAATTCTATTACACCATTATTATCACGTTGTTTAATAATACTATATTTTTTTGTATATTCTTTATATGTTGTAGACATACCAGGTAATATTCGAGTGTCTTTATTTACATCTTTTTCAATATATGGTAATTCAGGACAAATAACATCAATAAATCCTTGTTGATATTCAAATTTTTCATCAGCGTATGAGTAATTACCTGTAAATATTAAACCAGTTCTTATATCAATTATAAATAATGGTTTAGTTGTATAACTTTCTATTTGTTTTGTTACACAACATTAACACCATCTGTTGAACCAGTTGGTGTACCAACATTTATTAACCTTTGATTGTTAATATCAAACGGTGTTGTAACCTCAATACTTTTATTTTTAATCTTTCCCATTATATCTTTTATTATAAATATCCTTAATAGATATTAATGTTTACATTTTTGATCGTAGTTAACATATATAAGCGGTAATTATTGTTCCACCACCACCAGTTGGTACACTATTAATAATTTCCTGTGTTGAATTATAGTTGGATATGTTAGTTGTTCTTGCTAATGTTGTTCCTATACTTTTTAATATCATACCACCTGAAACATCTATATCATTTATAATCATATTATCTATTCTGTATGTACTACCTGCTGTTACATTCAGAATTGCTGCACTTGAAGCTATTGATGAACGTAATGTAGTTACTGCTGTTGAGTTAGAAACAATACTTATGATATTTGTAACGCTATAAATATTACCACTTTTCAAGTTTAGAGTTCCTGTTGATGCTGTAAGTTTTTTCAAGGTATGTGCAGTGAACCCATAATTACCTGCGAATGTTGCACTTGCTTCAATACTAATATAACCACTTACATTCAAATCACTATTTAATGTTATTGTATTATAAATATTTATATTATTTAGACTTATGCCATCTAGGTCTAATGTTACATTAGCATTAATTAACACTATACCTGTACAATTAACTGTGCCTGCTGTGTAGGTGTATACTCCACCTCTCAAAATAATATTTCCAATTGTTAACGTTCCTGAACTATTTATATTAAATCCACTGTAAGTACCACCACTAATAGTACCAGTACCTGTGAATGTTACAAAACCCATTCCTAATTTTGTATCTACAGTAACTGAGCCATTAATTGTAAGAGTTCCTGTCCCTGCTCTATACACTTGATATCCTGTTTGTGTTATAGATAAAAAATTAGCGTTATCACTCAAAACGAAAAAACTTGTGTCATTACCTGAATTAATAAATGTAATAGGAGCAGTTAAAGTTGCACCATTTGAAACTAATGTAACAGTGGCCGAAGAACCATCATACTCAGCGAAAATATATATCTTAAATCCATATGATGATGTATATGAATATGTCATAGTTAAATTTAATGTAAAAAAAGTATCACTATAATTTGAATCTGCTCCAAAATTACTAATATCTGCATTAAATGCAATATTATTAATAAAACCTGTAAAATCAACTTTTAGTACATTTAATTGAGCATCAACAATAGCATTTCCACCACTATTTCCATCAAAATATACAACATCACCAAAAACAGGAACTGATGCACCACCAGAACCACCTGTTGTTGTACTCCAATTTGTAGAATTACTTGTATTGTACGGAGAGCTAAGAGCTCTGAAATATCTATTTGCCATAAATTATGATTTCGTTATATTAATTATTAAACTAACCTTTTTACATGATGTTACTGATGATGCATATATCTGTATTACATCATTTAAAGCCAACGATGCTGAAGTCCATGATGCTACTGTTGCATTATTACTTGCCTGTGTGGTTAATGTTGGCTTATTTCCAGCACCTATAATTGAAGTGCCACTTCTTTTTATATCAACAACTATTGAACCAGATAAATCATTTCCATTATCAACATCAAATGAATGAATTATCCACGCAGTAATAGTTGCGTCATACGGCATTATAACTTCAGTATATTTATTTGGTAATATTACTTCACCATTACCGTCAATAGTTACATATATTGAATTAACACCTAACGTACTTAATAAAATATCTGTTTGTCCTGATGTATAATATGATGACAAATCTGTAGTTATACCAGTTAATAAATTATCTACTTCATTTTTTGTATAACCATTTAATTCACCAATTGTTGTATTACCTGATAAAAAATTATTATCTGTTTGTTGTTTTGTATAAAAAATAGATAAATCTGAACTAGAACCAGATGTTGGTACCCAAATACCATTATCATATGATATATAATTACCTTGTGTTGCACCAGTCAAATTCACATCAGATAAATTAACTAATTTATGATTATGATTCTTCAAAGAAAAATAATTACTCATTTTCTTAATAAGAACATCATATACATTTTTTACATTTTCGGTAAATACTTTATTAATCATATGATATATATTAAAAAAATATTTTCACATAGTATTTATTTGCAAAAAATAAACTATGAATATTTTTTGTTATATATATTGCATATATCCGACTAAATAAAATAAATAATATATGTCAAAAAAATTTAAAGAAGGTAAATGGTATTTGAAATTAGATGTTAAAGATTTTGTATCATTAAATATAACAACATATAATGGTGATAATGATTTTTTATCAAATCCAACCGAAAGAACTATAAATCTATGGAATAAATGTAAAATCGAATTAGAAATCGAAAGAAAAAATGATGGTTTACATTCGGTAGATACAAATATTATATCAGATTTAACATCATTTGGTCCTGGTTATATAGATAAAGACAATGAAATTATTGTTGGATTACAAACCGATAAATTATTAAAACGTTCTATGAAACCACATGGTGGTTTTAATGTTGTCAAAAGAGCATTGGCTGAATATGGATTAGAACCAAATGAAAAAGTAACAGAAATATTCAAAAAACACACAAAAACACATAATGATGGCGTATTCGCAACATATACTGATGAAATAAAACAATATAGATCTCTTGGAATATTAACTGGCTTACCAGATAATTATGCCAGAGGTAGAATAATTGGTGATTATAGAAGAGTTGCATTATATGGTATAAAAAAACTAATCGAATATAAAAAAATAGATTTGAATAATATAATTGGTCCAATGTCAGATGATATTATTCGTTTACGTGAAGAAGTTTATGAACAAATAAAATCATTATATCAAATGATAGATATGGGTAAAATATATAACTTAGATTTATCTAGACCAGCAGAAAATTCACAAGAAGCTGTACAATGGACATACATGGGATATTTAGCTGCAGTAAAAGAACAAGATGGTGCAGCTATGTCATTAGGTAATGTTTCATCATTTTTAGATATTTATATCGAATATGATTTGAAAAATAATATAATAACCGAAAAAGAAGCACAAGAATATATTGACCAATTCGTAATGAAGTTGCGAATGGTTAGACACCTTAGAATGAAATCATATGATGAAATATTCGCTGGTGATCCTACTTGGGTAACAGAATCAATAGGTGGTATGTTTATAGATGGTAGAAGTAAAGTAACTAAAACATCTTATAGATTTTTACACACATTATATAATCTTGGTTCATCACCAGAACCAAATATAACAATTCTTTGGTCAAAAGAATTACCAGAAAATTTCAAAAAATATTGTGCTAAAGTTTCTATTGAAACATCATCAATACAATATGAAAATGATGATTTAATGAGAAGTATAACAGATTGTGATGATTATGGTATTGCATGTTGTGTTTCTATGCAAGAAATTGGTAAACATATACAATTCTTTGGTGCAAGAACAAATCTAGTTAAAACATTATTATTATCAATAAATAAAGGTAAATGTGAAAATACTGGAACAAAAGTTATTAAAGGTATTCCAAAATTAGAAAATGAATATTTAGATTATGATAAAGTTATGGAAAACTTTAAAATAACTATGAAAGAAGTTGCTAGAGTTTATAATGAATCTATGAATATTATACATTATATGCATGATAAATATTATTATGAAAAATCACAAATGTCTTTAATTGATACTAATCCAAAAATAAATATTGCTTATGGTATTGCAGGATTATCTATTGTCGCAGATTCTTTATCTGCTATAAAATATGCAAAAGTGAAAGCTATTCGTGATGTTGATGGTGTTGCAATAAAATATATTACTGAAGGTGACTTTCCTAAATATGGAAATGATGATGATAGAGTAGATAATATTACTAAAGAAGTTGTTAAATTATTTAATGATGAATTGAAAAAATTACCAGTATATAAAAATGCAACACCAACCATGTCAGTATTAACAATAACATCAAATGTTATGTATGGATTAAAAACTGGTTCTACACCAGATGGTAGAAAAAAAGGAGAACCTTTTGCACCAGGCGCAAATCCAATGCATGGTAGAGATACAAATGGTATTATCGCATCACTTAATTCTGTTTCTAAAATAGATTATAATGATGCAAGAGATGGTATATCAAATACTATATCATTAGTACCGAATTCATTAGGCAATAATGAAAATGAAAAAATACAAAATCTTATTAATCTTATAGATGGTTATTTTTTCAATAATGCTCAACATCTAAATATTAATGTATTAGATAAAGAAACATTATTAGATGCAATGGAAAATCCAGAAAAATACTCACAATTAACTATTAGAGTTTCTGGATATGCAGTAAATTTTATAAGATTAACTAAAGAACAACAAGAAGAAGTTATTAATAGAACTTTTCATGAAAAATAATTAGGTTTATAAAAAATACTATCGTATATTTGTAATATAAATAAATTAAAAAATATGTGTAAAATATATAATGCAAATGATTGTTATTTCGCAATACAAGAAGGAAATGAGTTCACACCAAATACAGCAGTAATAGTACCTATTGAATTTTGGGATGAAAATCATTTTTGGGATGATAGTATTGGTGGTCACAATGTAAATAATACCGATTTAATTAATGGTGGTTGTTGTGATACCGAAATGATGGAAGGTGTTTTTGAATGTGTTGATGATGATCTAACTATTGACGATTTCAAACAAAAAATGATAGACGCTGGCTTTATCTACAATGAACAATTAATTTCAGAATTTAATTAATTTTTTCGACAATATTTACCATTTCCTTTATTTGGTTTATATTTCGTTAAAGTAAATGGATAACTATAAAAATCTTTTAATAGAATAGTGTGAGATGGAGATCTTTTAGATAATATATTATTATCATCTTTATATTTCATAATATATGATTTAACTGATTCTCTTCCAAATAATTCTATTTTTTCATTATTCTCTTCATTTATGATAGTATATATTACAAATGATGGATTATTTTCGCCTTTCATTTTATTGGACATTTTATTACGATATTCATCTGTTATTGGATTTAATTTATACCATTCTTTGTGAGTTTTTGATGATTTTTCTCTTGATTCAATATTCATATGTTTACCATATCTTGGATGATTATTAATATTTTTATACAAATCTTTAAGTGTTTTTGATATTTTTTCTTTTGTTTCTATTGGTATTTCTTTATTTTTCCAAGGCGATTTACCATTTATCAAAGATTCAGAAATTTTGTTTTTTATACAATTCGATATATTTATACCAAAATACTCATCAAAAGATTTATTTTTCATAGGATGAATATTGTTTTCCCATCTTTTATGATTCAATTGTACTTGTCTTATTTTTTCTTTTGTATCATCTGACAGTTTATAACCAGATGTACCTTCACCACCTTCTGTCAAATTTGTTAATGTTCCTGTTTTGTCAATAATTCTACCGATTTTTTTTATACAATATATTTCATGATTTTTAGCATATTCATCACTCATATTTTCTTTTATTTTTAATATTATTGGTTCTAAATTGGAATCAAATATATTATTCAATTTCTTATAGAATATATTTTTATTTGGTGTTCTAAGTCTTTCTGTCAAATGTTGTAAATATCTTCTACCTTTTCCTTTACCAATGTATATCGGTTCATATTCAAAAAACATATCATCAAATAAATAATTGCCTGGTTTTCTTGTATCTAAATAAACATAAACATAATATTCCATATTTTCTTTTTTATTGTATATATTAAATTATTTTATCCTAAAATAGCGGGTTTATTTATCAAAAATATTTGGTTTATTAAAATTCTTACCGTATATTTGTATATCAAAATAATTAAATAATTAATTAAAAAAAATATTATGAGTAAAAAATATGAGATGACAGGTTCACCAAAACCTTATTTTAAAACAAAAGATGAATTTACAAAAGCTATAACAGACTTTGGTTGGGAACACTCAAAAATGAAAAAACGTGATAATGAATGTCAAGTTTTGATCACTGATGATATGTCTAAAAGTTCTTCTAAGATGATATTGGCTAATGAATTAGGAGTAGAAATTATGACATATGAAGAAATAACAGAATTATTTGGTCTTGAATAAATTAAATATAAAAATATGGATCAAGCACCGTTTGAATTTAATATCACACTAATCGGACCAGATGGTGTTGAAGATTTTGTAAATATGTTGAAAGTAAATGGTTGGTTTCAACAAGCAGAATCAATAGAAGAACAATTTGAAAAACAATTAGAAGATTTATAATTTTTTACTTGACTTCAGTTTTGTTTTGCTGTATATTTGTAATGTAATTAAAACAATAAACTATGGAATCTAAAAAAATATTTATTGAACAAAAATTCATCGAAAATATAACATCAGATAATACATTTTATGATATAGAAAATAAAACAGATTATAATGATGATAATGATGACGAATTAATTATATTAGAAACAGGTGGAATACGTTCAAATGGTCGTCCAATGGAAATCGATAAAATGATAGATTATTTGAATTCATTAAAAATAAATGGTTCATCACACGTTGAAATTATTTATCATGTAGATCATCAAGAATATGAAATGTATGGCTATAATATTTCTGATGCATCTGAAGATTTAATAAATCTTTATGAAAAAGAAAAAGAAGATTTTTTTATCGCTAATAATAAAATTAAAGAATTAGAAAAAGAAATTCTTGAAATAAAAGTAAATCACAATAATAATTATAACCCATCATTAATATAAATAGATATGGTATCAAATGAAACATTAAAAATTATATTAACAACTATTGAAAAAAGTGAAAATACTTATCAAGTTGTTAGAAATTTAGGTTATTTAGAAGGTATTTTACAAGAAAGAAATATTTTAATACCAGGACAAACAATAAATTACAAAGATATAACATATATACAAGTTGGTTGGTTACTTAAAGAAAAAACAAAAACAAGAAAACAAACATATAAAGAATTTATAATCGAAAAAACAAAAGAATTAATAAATGAATAATGATGAAGTATTTTTTATAGTATATCCAAGAGGCGACAAAACAAAATTAAGTGTCGCTAGCTTATCATATGATTGTTTATATGAAAAAAATGAATATTCTGTTGCATCAAGAAAAGAATTTGATGATGAAATAGAAGCAACTGAATATTGTAGAAAATTAGCAAAAGAAAATAATTTGATATTCGAAGGTGATTCGGATGGTAATGTATATTTAGATTAAAAAAAAATAACGGGAAGTAATAGATATAGTATCATAGACGATTTATAAGTGTAAACTTATTCTGAACGGATTGTCGCAGTAATGTTTTAAGTATGATATGTTTATTCGGTATTAGATTGAAGTCATGTAATCGAGAAAATAGATATATTGTTCAGATATATTGAAAATATTGACGTGTGATGAATGTTATAGGGTCGGCACCTCTCTTCTCGACTAAAAAAATAAAATAATGGAAACAAAATTAGATAAAATAAGAATGAAATGGTTGATCTCTAAAACACGTAGAAGTGAAAACCAAACACAAATTTTATTTGAATTATGTGATTGTAATTTTGAAAAATTGAAACATTTAGAATTACAAATAAAAAATTGTTTAATATCTTATTGTCCAATTGATAAAGAAGGTATTGAAGAAATTTTGAAAATGCATCCAAAGGTTTTCATAATGTTCGATAATATAAAAGGTGATGAATTAATTAGATTAACAAAAAAATATTAAAAATAAATACAAAAACATTTGGAAAAAGATAAACTTTATATTATCTTTGATATATAAATAAAAACAAACAAAAAGTAGAAAAAAGTGACATTTTTTCTTAAATATATATAATAATTAAAAATAGAAAATAAAAACATATAATAAAATAGAAACCATGAAAAATTTATCATTACATAGTAGTTTATCGTACCTGTTGTCGTATCACATGACAATTGAATCGGACTCACTATGTGTTGGTATTAAACTGAAGTTTTAAGTTAAGTTTTAATATTAATAAGAGAAACCCGATTCAATAATTATTGAATCGGGTTTTTTGTTTTATAAAAAATTTGGGTTGTTATACCGTAGGGATAGCGGGATTGGCTGTAAACCAATTAGGTAACTTCGGGTGGTTTGACTCCATCACAGCCCACAAAAAATAGTTCTTTGAAATATTGGTAATAAAAAAATATGGGATAGATGGTAAGTGGATGAAATCAGCGGATTGTAACTCCGTCACTTCGGTTATGTAGTTTTGAATCCTACCTATCCCACAATGGAAGAGTGCTCGAGTGGTTTATGAGGCTGGTCTTGAAAACCAGTGAACGTGTAAAAGCGTTCCGTGGGTTCGAAACCCACTTCTTCCTCTAAAAATTTGGGGTAATCGCATAGCGGCAATTGCAAGGGACTGTAAATCCCTCGGTTAACACCTTCGTAGGTCCGAGTCCTACTTGCCTCACAAAATGGAAGATAAAACTGGAGTCGGTCTGGTCTTCGTCTTGAAAACGAAAGGTACCTTCGGGTATGGTAATCATGCTATCTGTCTTCCGCAAAAATAGAAAAAGTTCGTAATTTTTGTTTAATATATATAATAAAAATTACGAACATGAAAAAAAATTCAACAATTAATAAGATTTTAAGATATGCAAAAAAAATAAAAGGCATAAAATTATTAGGAAATAAATGTGAAATTTGTGGAAATGAAAATATTTATCATTTAATATTTCACCACAATAATAATGATAAAGATTTTGAAATATCAGATAAAAAAAATATGAGATGGAGTTTATTAGAAAAAGAAATAAAAAAATGTAGATTATTGTGTGAAAATTGCCATCGTGAATTACATTATAATGAAACAAATGGTGATAAAAGAAGAAACGATAAAATAATATATTTAGATTATAAAGGCAATAAGTGTGAAAAATGTGGATATGATAATTGTAATGCATCATTAACATTTCATCACAAAGATCCAGAAATTAAAGAATTTACTATTGGTTCTTTATCAGAAAGAATGAATAGTGTAAATGATTTGAATAATATTATAAAAAAAGAATTAGATAAATGTAATTTATTGTGTATGAATTGTCATCGTGAAGAACATTTTGATATAGAATTTTTTGAAAAATATAAATCTGAAATATATGAAAAATCTGAAAAGTTGAAAGAAACAAAACCAAAATTGGATAGAAATATTGTATTTGATATGTTTGAAAATGGTATTAAACAAATAGATATAGCAAAACATTTTGGTTATAGTAAAAGTACAATCAGTGATATTTTAAGAGGAAGAACAGAAAATGATAAAATTTTTATAAAAAATAGAATAGATAAATAAAATTATATGGTGTTGTTATGCAAGTGGCTAAAGCAGAATGTTTGTGGAGCATTTCTAGATATAGTTCAAGGGTTCGAATCCCTTACATCACCCAAATAAAAACATATGGTGTCAATGTTGTATTGGTTAGCATTTCATTCTGTGACAATGAAGGACAGGGTTCGAATCCCGTTGACACACAAATGGTAGATTACTCAAATGGTAAAGAGGACGGTTTGCTAAACCGTTAGATCGTCTAAACAACGATACGTGAGTTCGACCCTCACATCTACCTCTAATGCTCTAGTGGTGAAACTGGTATACACAGCATCTTTAAACGGTGCCGCTAATGCATCCGAGTTCGAATCTCGGCTGGACTACAACAATAAAAACTTTTTTGTATAGACACAGAAAATACATATTTCGACTATAACATTTTTAATATATAGTAAAAAAAAGAAATATTATATGATAGAAATAAGTTATAATGATTTAAAATTAATTATTGACAATAGTAATTCCATGTCGGATGCTGCAAGAAAACTTAACATTAGTTATAAAACATTAAAGAAAAAAACTAAAGAAGTAGGTTTATTTAATCCAAATCAAAGTAGAAAGGGCATAAAAAGAGAATTCTATGAATATGAAAAAAATACAATATCAATAAATGATATATTAGATGGAAAATTCCCATATTATGGTACAAGTAAATTAAGAAAACGATTAATAAATGAAGGAATAAAAGAAAATAAATGTGAAATATGCGGTTTAATTGAATGGAATGGTAAAGACATATCATTACATTTAGATCATATTGATGGTGATCACACAAATCATAAATTGGAAAATTTAAGAATATTATGTCCAAATTGTCATAGTCAAACTGATACATATTGTTCGAAAAATAAAAGAAATGTAAAATACACAAAAACCGAAATATTAAATGCTATCAAAGAATCTAATAATTATACAGATGTAAAGAAAAAATTAGGTATAGGTATAAGTGGTACAAATTCTACTATTAAAAATATAATGACAACATATGGTATAAACTTCAAAGATTCAAAAATTGATGATATACTTAAAATGGAAAATAAAAAAGAAAATATTATAATATCGTTATTAACAAAAACAAAAAAACAAAATATTATAAAACAAATCAAAAATTATTGCTCTTGTGGAAAAGAAATTAATCGTAATTCAAAAACATGTGAAAGTTGTTTTAGATTAAAACAAAGAAAAGTAGAAAGACCATTATATGAAATATTAAAAAAAGAAGTTGAAGAAAATGGTTATTCTGCAACTGGAAGAAAATATAATGTTAGTGATAATTGTATAAGAAAATGGTTAAAAAATAATTTACCGAATTAGACCAACTGGTAGAGTCATACGTTTTAGAAGCGTAAAAGTGTCGGTTCGAATCCGACATTCGGTACAAAAATGCACTAATAGACCAACTGGTAGAGTCAATATTTTCAAAAGATATTCAGTGACAGTTCGAATCTGTTTTAGTGTACAATTTAGCCAATATTTTAAAAATCGAAATGCTGATGGTAGCGAATCATCAGCATTTCTAATAGCCGAAACTATATACGGTCCTAAAACGTATTTTTTATTAAAATAATTCTTTTTGAATTATTTTCATTGCTTCTAAAACAGCGAATTTTGTTCCTTTTATAACACAATCATATAAACTGAATATGTTTTTTGATTTTGGTGATTCATCAAAATAATTTTTATCATTACATAATTTATCAGTATCTGCCATAGTTTTCAAGTAAAAATCAAATATGTCAGCATCATCAACTAAACCTATTAGTGTTGATTTTTCAGGATTTTCAATATAGGTATTTATAAAATTTTGAACATTAATTAATTCTGTTGTATCTTTTATAGAATTATCTAAAAGTAATAATATATTAGTTTTAAGTGAATTATAATCTTGTGTAAGTTTATTACCAACTTTATCATTAAGACTTTCAAACATAAAGTCTTTATATTCTTGTGTGAATTTTTTCATATACTATATATTAAAATATTTTTATGCTTTTTTATTAGTATCTTTATTTGGATCATATTCCCAATGCCAAGATTCATTTCCGCCATCATCTTTTGCTTTTTTAGTTGCCCAATTTGGATGAAACCAACCAAATTGTTGATTACTAGATAGCCATTTATATAATGGTTCATTTTCCCAATTTGATTTATTTAATTTTATATCAATTGCCAATCCCCATCCATGATTAGATGTACCTGGTTTTGCTGCATTACCTGGTTTACCTTTTGCTGCCCATTTATTTCTTTGATATACTTGTCCATCAAAATCTCTATAATGTGAACCAAGAGGAATAGATTTTCCACCGTGTTCTTTTTTATATTTTTCATTCATTCTATTAAATGAATCTGCGGCATCATCTCTAAAATAATAATTAAATATTTTTACTAAATCTGAACCTTCTAATAATCCATTTTTTATTATTTTTCCTTTATATTTTCTTTCTTTTGGTATCCAATCATTTGATTTCTTTTTAGATGATGATTTTGAAGGCTTATCAGTACTTTCTGTATAAGAACCATATTCTGGTGATTCTTCAATTTCTTCATCAGGTCCTTCAACATCTGGATTACTAGAACTTACCCAATAATCAGAATATGGATCTTCGCTATCTGGTACATCAACATTTTGTTGAATTCCTAGTGAATTTTCCATTTTTCTTTCTTCTATAGTATTATTATTATCTAATAATAATGATTCATCAGAACTTAATTCAAAATTTTCTACTCTTGGATCATCTTCTATGCCTGGATCATCTTGTAAACTATCATAATAATTACCATCATCTATTATTTCATCAACAGGATTTGGTTTTAATTCTTCAGTTTTTGTTGCATCTTTATTTCTATTATCTTTTACAGATTCTTTTACATTATTTGGTATAGATTTACTATTTAGAAATTTTTCATTACCAAATTCATCTGAAATATCAAATAAATCATCTGATGTTGGTGTTGTTTCTCTATTTTTATCTGTTATTTTGCAAGCACCATTATCAACAATCTTTACATGTTTTGAAAGAAATGTTTTTCTTAATTTTTGATATTTTAATATTACTTGATCTATTTGTGGTTTCAATATTGGAGCACCCATATTACCTAACATAGATGCAGGATTCAATAAAGTGTTCATAAATTCATCAAACCATTCCATCCAATGATCACCTAAAATTGCACTTTGGTCACCGTAATCGTGTCCTAAATGTAATTCTTGGTCATTATCTTTTAAGTGTATATTTATACCATCTTTTTTTATTTTTATATTATTATACATATAATCTAATCTTAGTTCTGTATCATCAGAATAAACTTGTGTTCTATGATCAAATAATAATGCTATAAAATTTTTATATTCATCATCTGATAAACTACCTAATTTATTTTCTAAGTTTATATTATAATGTTCAGCACATATATATTCTGGTGAATATATGCTACCATTATCAAACACAACATTAACTATTTTTCCTACTGCTGGTACACTAAATGTTTTACCAACTAAATCTTTATATGGGAAAGCCCAAGGCAAATCTTCTGTTGCTATTTCATTACCATCAAATAAACATTGTACACGAACTTTGATTCTACCTAGTCTTCGAGGATCAATATTATCTTCTACTATACCCAAATAAATTTTATTCTTTAAACTGGCTTTTATTGCAATTAAATTATCCATATCTTAAAATCCTTGATTTAATATATCTTTCAATGATTTTTCTGTATCATTGAATAAATCTGTTGCTAATCCTTTTGCAACATTTTCTAATGTGAAATCATAGAAATCTGGTGCATATACATTATCTGGATATATATTAGGTATTTTTAATGAACCTCGTATATCAGATGTGAGTTTATTTATCATATATCCTCTTGCATTTCTTAATTCCATAACACCTCTATTAATAGTTTGTCTTGCAGAATTTTCTAAATCATCTATTATTTCTTTTTTATAATTTTTTGCAATATCTATTGTACCATCTTTTATACCTTTTAGATAATTTTTAGGGTCATTATTTACAACAAAATCTAATTCAGTAGATTGAAGGAATTCTTTGAATGCTGATTTTTTAGGATCTGAACCTCTTCTAATATTACCATCAGGTGTTAATCCATTTATAATATCATTTTTTGTTAATTTGCCATGTTCTTTTGACAATTCACTTATCAATTTACTATCACCAATATTATCACTTAAAACACCAGCATTATCTTGTGAGAAAACATCACCAAGTGGTGTTTTTATTTTTTCATATTCTTTATTATCTGGAAATTTTTGTTTTTCATATTCTGGAATATTATTATCGGCATATTCTTGTCCAGATTTATAGAAAACATTTTTTTTATTTTCCATTCTATGTGAATCTTTTATTAATGAACTTTTGAATACTCTTTCAACAGATTTATATTTTATTTTTAATGTTAAATCGGCTGGTGTTTGTTCTAAACCAGCAAATCCAGCAATTGTTATTGCATCTTTTGTGTTTTTTGATTCTGTAAAATCAAAATTACAATCATATAATTTGTATACTATATATGGAACATTTGTTATTTTATATTCACCACCTATTTTATAATTTCGCATATCAGCAATCTTTATCATTAAACCAAATCTCAAACAATTTTCAGGAATCATTTGTTTACCATCTTTATAACTATATACCAAATTATTATATAATTCAGCTAAATATTGAACTCTCATAGAAACATCTTCAGTTAATGTCACAGATATTATATCTTTTTCATATTCAACCATTTTAGTATTCAATTTATCTAAACCACTTATTGATGATATATAATATTGTTTTGGTCCTTTATGATTAGAATCATTTGTTGAAAATATTTTCAATATATTATTTACGAATTCATTATATACAGGTTTTCTTTTTGCAATAGCTGATATCGTTGAATATTTATTTATGAAATTTATAGCAGAATTATTATTATGTATTGTTTCAATTTTATCACCATAATTAAATAATGGTGAATCATCTAATAAAATATACATACTAAAACCTAAATAAGTTGGATCTTCATACATAAAATCTGTTTCTGATTTACTATATAAAAAATTATCTTGTTCATCAGTAAACATATCATTCTTTTTAGGTGATGATATAATTCTTTTTGTTGGGTCTTCTACTTTTACCCATCTATCTTTTTTGCCATTTACATAATTTATTTTTTCTTTATATGTATATCCATCAATATAACCAAGTACTTCTTGTTTTTTTGGTATATCATTATTTGAATTATCATCAGTAAATATTTTTATATCGTTTGCCATTATTTATTATTTTTATTTTTAAATATATATTTTGATGTCAATTCTCTTTTTATAAGAGTTATTTCTTGTTTATTTCCATCTTTATTACTAAATGTATAATTTATAGATGTTATTAACCATTCACCAGATAATTTATTTATTATTTTATTTTCATATTGATCAACTGTTTTATTTGGATCATCTATTCTTTGATCACCTGTACTTTGACTTTTTTGGTCAGATTTACCAAAATTATATAACTCAACATTTACTTTTTGAAATCTATATAAATTAAAATTTGGTTTATCTAATACAATTATCATTTTTAATTTTTGTAAAAATAATAAATTCTGAAAATTTGTATATTCTGCATATAAATAATTTTTATGTACATTATCTACATCAAACTTCGCTGACCAATCATGTTGTACTTGTTCTTTTAATAAAAAATCATCTACGCCATTACCCTTCAATATTATTTTATCATCTGTACCAGTATCAGATATAGTATCAACCATATAATCGTTATATTTTTTATTAACCATATCATACACACCTATGAATTTATTATATTGTTGTTCAATATTTGTTCTAGTTGTCTTATTATCAATTGTATATTTTGATATATACATACCAGTTGATTTTTTATCAGGATGATTTGATAATGTTAATGGTAAAATATCTTCTTTACCATCTTTAAGTACTTTTGTTCTATCAGTAACCATTGTTTGTTCTGATATATCGTCTTGTAATGCCTTTTCAATATCAATATAATTATAATTATAATAAAAATCAACATAACCAAATAAGAATGTGTCATCATTTATATATGAATGTGATACAATTTGATTTATGAAATTTATTATATAATCTGAACCATTAACCCATGTCATCGAATCTTCTGTTTTATCGATATTTGATGCGAATCCTAATTTTACATCTTTTGATATTCCTTTCAATACATCAAAACTAGAACCTTTATATGCCTTGAAATTTATTAATAATAATTCATTCACATTCAAATATGCCTTTATTCTATAAAATAATGAATCATTATTCACATTTCCTTTTATTATATAAAAATCGTATATCTTGAAATCCATTCTAATAGGCATAAGATTTTCATTATTCGCATTTATAAATAATGATAAAATAGAACCATCGATTGGAAAATTTTCATCAACAATTCTACCTGTTTTATCAGTGAATTCCATTTCAACACTTGGTGTAACACTATTATTATATAGTTTCATAATTCTTATTGCATCTGACTCAATTTGAACACCATCTATGTATGTATTTGGATATTTACCTAAATTTTCTGCATGAAAATCCACTGTTGGTTTATCATTAACATTTTTATCATAATCAATAACAATTGGTATCAATTCTATTGTTGGTCTATTTAATACTGTTATCATTGAAATTTATTCATAATTTTTATTTTATTATTATCATAATCAACATCAATAACTTTTAACGTTTTTGGTTTAACTATCGGTGATAAATTTTCACTTCTATTTGGATCCTTTTTCGTATTTTTACTTGGATTAGTTAATGATGTTCTTACTTTTTCTGAATCCTTTGTGTCATCATATTCTCTCATATATTCCACACTACTAAAACATAATATTTCATCACCTACATTTATATTCCATTCACATAAAATATTATTCAAAACCATTAATTCTTCTGTTAATTCTGTATCACCATATAATCTTTCACAAATCTTATCCATTCTCATTTCTTCACCAGGTTGTACAATTGTTGTAAAAGTAGATTGTAATTTATTATCTACAACCGTTTTTTCGAATATGTTATATACATTATCGAAACTATCAAAACCTATGTTTTCTAAAGAATATGTTTTCATATATTATTATTGTTTTTATGCTTTTGGTGGCGTATATTTACGTTCTACTTGATTATTGAATGCCATTAATATTTCATTACCACCTAAATTTCTACCTTGTTCAACTTTTAATGAAACTTTAATTCTAGTTGGCATATCATTGAATGAAAATTCATTTGCAAATTCAACATCACATGTTTTAACTATCATATTACCAATAGAAAAGAATGGTGAGTTTGGATTACCAATAGTTAAATGCCATGGTGCAGTATTTACACCAGTCGATGCACCTATACTACCTTGTAAAGGCCATCTCCATTTTCTAACCGTACTTGCTAATATCGTGGACATAACATCTCCTGTTAATGCACCAGCGGCTTTTGAAAATGCTGCACCAGCAATAGTTGCTGCTGCTGTCGAAGATTCTTCTTTTGGTGGATTATCTTTAGCATCTTCTTTTGCTTGTTCTTCTTTTTCTTCTCTTACTTTCTTTTGGTCTTCTGTTTCACCAGCAGGTGATTGTGTACCACCTTGTCCCATTTCTGTCGCATATGTTATAGCGGATGTTACTACATCAGTAACTGCAATAACAAATTTATCAATAACTGTTGTACAGAATTCTACCCATTTTGTTGATATTTCAGCACCTTCACTTCTATTTGCTGCAATCAATTTTTTGATTATATCACTATCAGCACTAAAAATATATTTTATATCACTAGTTGCCATTTTTTTAACATTTGATAAAATATCTAACATAGCAGAACCTGGATCAACATCACCTATAAATTTTTGTTCATATGTAGTCACTAAATCAAATGATATATTAGATTTCAAATTTTGTTCACTTGTACTCGCATCTGTTAAACGTGTAGCACCTTCTGTTAATAAATTTGGATCACCTAAAGGTATATCAAATAAACCATATTCTTTTCCTGTAACACCCATTTGTTTCAAAAATGAAAATAATAACCCTTGTGTAAATCCTGGCAAAGAAACCATTGCTGACATATCAATACCAAATTCTTTTTGCATTATTTCAAATAATACTTCATCAACTCTTTTATTTATTGTTGTCCAACCTTCGTTCATTCCAAAATTAAAAAATTTTTCATCACTTGGTCTTATCCAACCAACCATAGTAGATATTGGATTATCACCACATTCAGTAAGATTATTTGGAACAATTGCACCTTCAGGAAATCTTCTTAAAATCCACATTCTATTTATAGGATATAATCCTAATTCTATTAAGTAAACAAAATCTGATGCAACAAGTTTCATAGATGGAATAGTATTGAAAATACTATTTTTATTAGCAATTAAATCAAAATATGGATTTGCATCATTATTCTTATTGGTATTTGTATTGTAATAATTTTTTATATTATTTGTTCCTTTATTACCACTAATCTTAAATACTACTTTTTCATCAGAACCATCATTTTTAAATATACTAGCAGTATTATCGCCATTTTTAATATTGGCATTAGTAAGAAAATCTAATTCATTATATCCACCAAATGCTTGAGGTCTCGATGTCATTTTTATTATTTTTATTTTTATTTATATATAAAATATGAATACACGAAATAAGAAATAAAAATTAATAATCCTTTATGATTTGACTAGAATCGAAATTATTTATATTATTGAAAACTTCATCTAATAATTCTTTATCATTAATAAATTCATCATAAAATATTAATATATTAAATTTTATATCAAAATTCAATATTTCTTTTAATTTTAATATTTCACTAACTATAACATTATTACCTCTAAAATTTGGTATATAATATATATCTTTAGATTTCTTTAAGGAATGAACTATCTTTGTATAAACAGTTAAATTGAAATAATCTCTATGTGATTCAACATCAATATCTTCCTGTTCTATAAGTTCTCTTATATCAACGATTACTTTATTTCTTATTCGATTAATCTTGATATACTTATCAAATTTTCTCCTTGTTTTACAATAGACTATATAAAAATTCAATTCTTTTTAATTATTTTTTAAGTACCAATGATACTTTTGTTTAATTTTAATTTATATATATTACAAGTATAGTCCAAATTACCTATAAAATAAAAAAATAATAATAAAAAACTAAACTTTTTTGTTTTATTTTATTATAAATGTAAATACTTAAAAAATAATTAATTATGAATGGCAAAATCAACACAACAACAAAAGTCTAATGGATTAAGTTTCAAAGACATAACAGGCTACTTAGAAACAGTTTCTAAAAAAACATCTATCCAGATAGAAACTGACTCGACTAAAAAAAGAACTTATATAGATACTGGAGTTTATATATTGAATGCACTTCTTTCAAAATCCATATTACATGGTGGAATATCAAAAAACAGAATTAGTATATTTGCTGGTCCTACTAGTGTAGGTAAATCTTATCTTTGTTATAATATTGCAAAAAATGCACAAAAAGAAGGTTATAACATAATTTTCATAGATACAGAATTTTCAACAGAATTAGAAGATTTTGAATCATTTGGTGTAAATACAGTTGAAAATTTTGCATTATTAAGATCAAATAAAGTTGAAGATTTGAAAATGTCTTTAACTATGTTACTTGATAAATTGAAAGCAGAAAAAATTGCTGGAAAAGATATTGGAAAAATATTAATATTTATGGATTCAATTGGACAATTAGCTTCAAATAAAGAAGTTGAAGATGCACTTGAAGGAAAAAATAAAGTAGATATGTCTAGAGCAAAAGCAATAAAATCTTTATTTAGAATCATAAGTTCTGATTTAGGTTTCTTAGATATTGCACTTGTTTGTACAAACCATATTTATATGTCTCAAGATTTATTTCCAAAACCAATAATGTCTGGTGGTGAAGGTGCTAATTATTCAGCATCAACTGTTGTATATTTAAGTAATGCTAAATTAAAAACGGGTGAAGAAGATGATATGGACTTAGGTCAAAGTGGTATTATTGTAACAGCACAAGCAAAGAAAAATAGACTTGCTAAACCTAAAAAAGTAAAATTCGAAATAAATCATACAACTGGTATGAACAGATTCAAAGGTTTAGATTTATTTTGTACACCAGAAAATTTTGATAAAGTTGGTATAGCACAAGTAAAACCAGAAATAGATAAAAAAACAGGTGAAATAACATATAAACCAGGTTCAAAATGGTATGTAAGACATCTTGATAAAACATTTTATGATAAACAACTATACAATTCTAAAGTATTCACACAAGAAGTATTAGAAGCATTAGAACCTATTATCGAAAAATACTTTTCATATGCATCAACAGAAGAAATGGAAGAAATCAATAACACATTCGATGAAGAATTGGATCAAGATTTTGATATCGATAATATGAACGATGATAAATTATTCGAATAATAAAATAATATTTCTTATTAAAAAATTAAAAAACCAATATCATAATGATATTGGTTTTTTTTATTAAAATGAAAACCTTTAATATTTTTAATTATATAAATATAAAAATAACAAATATTTAATGGCTGAAAAAGTAAATACGGGATTAGAAAAAATATTTTTCTTACATATTTTAGAAAATCCTCAACAATTCGAAAAAGTGGATTCACATTTTTTCAAAAATGAAGACATACAATTTATTTATAATATAATTAGAGAAGATTTTCTTGTTAGTAAAAATAAGATATCTCCTACACCTCAACAAATTCTTGCAATGATTAAATTGCATGATACAAAAATTTCAAATGAATTTATAAAAACATTATTAAAAGGTGATAATAGTTCATACGAAAAAGAATGGATGGAATCACGATTCAAAGCATGGAAAATATCAAATTCATGTAAAGATAATGTGATGAAATCAATTGAGTATATTAGAGGATTAAATGAAATTGATTATGATAATGTTTTAGATGTTACTAACAAAATAAAAAATATGTTTGGTGACTTATCATTAATAGATAGTGATGATAATGATTTAGGTGAAGATTTTGATGATCCAGATTCACACAAAATAACATCATCTACTAGAAAAATGGCAACTGGTTGGTCTTGTGTTGACAAAATATTAAGTGGTGGTTGGGATCAAGCATCGATGTCTGTTTTGATGGGAGAAACAAATGTTGGTAAATCTATGTGGATGCAAAACATTGGAGTAAAAGCAGCGGACCAAGGAGCAAATGTTGTATATATAACATTAGAAATGGGTTCACAAAAATGTATGAAACGTATGGGTTCAATGCGACTTAAAATACCAATTGATGACTATGATGAAAAATCTAAAGATACTATATTTATGAAAAATAGAATTAATAATCTTAAATCTATGAATAGTGGTATGTTTAGTGAAAAACCAGGAAAAATATTCGTTAAAAAATATAATACTGGTTCTTGTACAATTACTGAAATAGATAATTATATCACAAAATTAGAAGAAGTTAAAAAAATTAAAGTAAATATGGTATTGATTGATTATATCAGTCTTATGGGTATTGAAAAAGGATTAGATTTTTCTTCTATGTTATTCTTAAAAGGAAAACACTTAGCTGAAGGTATACGATTTATTGCAGATAAACACAATTGTGCTCTTATAACAGCAACACAGACTGACAAAGCTGTATGGGGTGCCAATGATATTGATTTGAAAAATATGCCAGAATCTAAAGCAATTGCCGAAACAGCAGATTCAGTATGGGCAATTATTCGTAATCCTGAAATGAAAAAAAATAATACATACAGATTAAAAATCTTGAAACTAAGAGATGGTGAACATAAAGGTGAACAAATAAGATTCAAATTTAATACAACATATCTATGCATGGAAGATGATGAATTTGTTGGAAATGCATAAAAAATAATAATAATAATAACATGAATGATAAAATTGATGATATTGATGACGAAGAAGAAAATTTAGAAGAATTTGATTTTTTAGATGATGATATAGAAGAACAGATAGATATATCTGATATTGATGATGATATAGAAGAAGATTCAAATGATGAACAAAAAACTGAATCTGATGATGATTCAAAGACTGATACTAATGATTTTGATATATTTTTCAAAAATAGTACTAATAAACACAAACTTGAAGGTAAACATTCTCTTGAAAGAGATACTATATTTAAGGGTAAATTAGATGATCCAGATTCAGAAATGGAAAGTTCAACATTTGATAATTATGATATATCAAATACTATGTTTGAAATTGAAGAAAAACAAGATGATAATTATTTATATAAAAAATGTCTTACTGAAGATATAAATGAAGTATTAAGTAATAAAACATCATTAGATTTCAAACAGAATAGAAAAAAACCTAATAGACAAACATTTAACGATTATTATAGTTTATGTTATGATGAATTACATCTGAAATATACTAGATCTGAAATTTTTGTAGAATTGTCTTATTATTTTACGGATAATATTTTCAACATGTTCAAATTGTTAAACAAAAAACATGCAACAAGTATAATAAAAGAATTACGTGAAAAAGGCTTTCTAAATAATATAGGAAATATAAACTTTATTTAATTTTGTAAATATAATTGAAATGAATATCAATAACAATAAAAATAATAAATAAAAAATGAACAGTAGAAATGATGTGTTTGCAAAAACACTAGAATATTTTAAGAATGACGAATTGGCATCTAATGTTTGGATTAATAAATATGCTCTAAAAGATTCTTATGGTAATATTTATGAAATGTCACCAGAAGATATGCATAAAAGAATTTCAAAAGAACTTGCTAGAATAGAATTGAATTATGAAAATCCTATTTCAGAAGAAGAATTTTATAATGTCATAAAAGATTTCAAGTACATTATTCCACAAGGTGGACCAATGTCAGGTATTGGTAATACAAAACAAATCGTATCTTTATCAAATTGTTTCGTTATAGGAAGAGAACAAGATTCTTATGGTTCTATAATGAAAACAGATGAAGAACAAGTACAATTAATGAAAAGAAGAGGTGGTGTTGGTCATGATATGTCACATCTTAGACCTAAAAAAACACCAGTAAAAAATTCAGCATTAACATCAACTGGATTAGTATCTTTTATGGAAAGATATTCAAATTCAACTCGTGAAGTAGGACAAGATGGTAGAAGAGGTGCATTAATGCTTAGTTGTTCTATTAAACATCCTGATGCAGAAGGTTTTATGGATGCTAAAATGGAACAAGGTAAAGTAACAGGTGCTAATATTTCATTGAAAATAACAGATGAATTTATGAATAGTCTTATCAAAGGCAAAAAATTCATACAACAATTTCCAATAGATAGTGAAACACCTATTTTCAAACAAGAAGTTGAACCAAAAAAACTATTTGATAAAATAATTCATAATGCTTGGAAATCAGCTGAACCAGGATGTTTATTTTGGGACACAATTATTAGAGAATCAGTACCTGATTGCTATTCTGAATTTGGATTTAAAACAACATCAACCAACCCATGTATCGTTGGTGATAGTATGATTGCAACAGCAGATGGTAGAAATGCGGTAAGTATTTTACAATTAACTAATGAAGGAAAAGATATACCAGTATATTCTAAAAATTCAGAAGGTAAAATAGAAATAAAAATGGGAAGAAACCCTAGAAAAACTGGTGAAAAAAGAGAAGTTTGGAAATTAACAATGGATGATGATTCTACATTCAAAGCAACACCAGAACATACTATGTTTTTAAGTAATAATACTAAAATAGAATTAAAAGACTTAAAACCAGGTGATTCATTATCATCATTTTATTCTTTTGTTTCTAATATTAGATATAGACAAATATCAAATTGTGGCAGTAAAATGAAAGGTGGTATATTTAGAAATAGAAGACAATATAGATTAGTATATGAATTTTTCAAAGGATTATCTGTTGATTATAAAAATTTTGTAATACATCATAAAGATTTCGATAGTTATAATGATAATATTGATAATTTAGAATTATTACCAGCAATTGAACATACTAGATTACATTCAGATAGAATAAAAGGTGAAAATAATCCATATCACAATTTTACAGATGAACAAAAATTTGCATTTGCTTCACATCCAGGCGAAAAAAATCCAAAATTTATAAATGTATCAAATGATGAATTAGTTAAACATGGTCAAAAAATATATAATGATAATGGTGTTTTAACTAAAAAAATGTGGTTGAAATATGCTAAAGAAAATAATTTACCTCAACATTTAGCAAATGAATTTAGATTCAAATCTTTCACAAATTTCAAAAACCAAATAGTTGATAACCACAAAGTTGTTAGTGTTGAATTTGATGGTTATGAAGATGTATATAATATTACGGTTGATGATAATCACAATTATATAGTATTAACATCAAATGATGATGAAAAATATATTACTAGTGGTGGCATATGTGTAAAAAATTGTGGCGAAATACCATTATGTCCTTATGATTCATGTAGATTATTGGCAATAAACCTTTATTCTTATGTTATAAATCCATTCAAAACTGATGCTAAATTTGATTTTGAATTATTCAAAAAACATTCATATTTAGCACAAAGAATGATGGATGATATTATTGATTTAGAACTTGAAAAAATTGATCAAATTTTAGAAAAAATCAATACTGATATAGAAGATTCAGAAATTAAAAAAACTGAAAGAGAATTATGGGAAAATATCAAAATGATGGCAATAAAAGGTAGAAGAACTGGTATTGGTATCACAGCAGAAGGCGATATGTTAGCAGCAATGAATTTAAGATATGGTACACCTGAAGCTACAGATTTTTCTGAAAATATACATAAAAATCTTGCAATAAATGTATACAAATCATCTTGTCTTATGGCTAAAGAAAGAGGTTCATTTGAAGTATTTGATGCTGAATTAGAAAAAAATAATCCACTTATTCAAAGATTATCTGAATCAGATTTAGAACTTGCTCAATTATTAAAAGAAGGAAGAAGAAATATATCATTATTAACTATTGCACCAACTGGTACAGTTTCATTAATGACACAAACTACTTCTGGTATTGAACCAGCATTCTTAGTTGCTTATAAAAGAAGAAGAAAAATAAATCCTAATGATAAAGATGTTAGAATAGATTTCGTTGATTCAAAAGGTGATTCATGGGAAGAATATACAGTTTTTCATCATAAATTTATTGATTGGTTAAATGCAAATGATTATAATATTGATGAAGTTAAATCATATTCTGAAGAAGATTTACAAAAAATAGTTGCATTATCACCATATTATAAAGCAACATCTAATAATGTAGATTGGCATGAAAAAGTTAAAATGCAAGGAAGAATACAAAAATGGGTAGATCATTCAATATCAGTAACTGTAAATTTACCAAATGAAGTAAAAGAAGATGTTGTTGCAGATGTATATAAAACAGCTTGGGAATGTGGTTGCAAAGGTATAACTGTATATCGTGACGGTTCTCGTGATGGTGTATTAATATCTAATGATAAAAAAGAAAAAGATAAAGAAAAATCTGTTGAACAAATCATAAAAGAACATGATGCACCAAAAAGACCAAAGAAAATTGTTTGTGATATACTACGATTCAATAACAATAGAGAAAAATGGATTGGATTTGTTGGATTAGTTGATGTACATCCATATGAAATTTTTACTGGAATATTAGATAATTTTCAAGTTCCAACATTTGTCGATAAAGGATGGATTATAAAAAATAGAGATGATGAAGGAAAATCAAGATATGATTTTGTTTATATCGATAAAGATGGTTATGAACAAGAAATGAAAGGTTTAAGTAGAGCATTTGAACGTGAATATTGGAACACTGCTCGTTTAGTATCTGGTGTACTTAGACATGGAATGCCAATACCAAATGTAATGAATTTGATAGATACATTAGATTTAGGTGGTGATACAATAACATCTTGGAAAGCAGGTGTTAAACGAATGTTGAAAAGATATATAAAAGATCATGTTGAAGCACATGGACAAAAATGCCCAGAATGTGGAAATACAAAATTAAACTTCACAGAGGGATGTATTAGTTGCTCGTGTGGGTGGTCAAAGTGTTCATAATCAACATATTAAAAAGTCAATAATTAATTTATTGACTTTTTTATTTTAATAAAATGTATTTATTGTGAATGTGTTTTTAATATATAAGAATAAAAAAATATTATGGGAAAATTCATAACAACAGATTATCACAATGAAAAACAAGAAGATTCTTGTAAAACTGGTATATACACAATAGAATTCATAAACAAACCAAATATTTATTATGTTGGTTCTGCATCAAAAACAAAAAACAAACAAAAACATAATAATGGATTTAATGGTAGGTGGCGAGAACATCTATTTTTATTATTTAATAATAAACATTATAATAAAAAATTACAGAATAATTTTAATAAATATGGTAAAGAAAATATATTATTCAAAATAATAGAATTGTGTGATATTGAATATTGTCAAAGTTTAGAACAATATTGGTTAAATATGTTAGATTCATATTCAAATGGTTATAATTTGACATATGTTATTGAAAAACCAACTGTTGGTAGATTAGTATCTGAATATGAAAGAGAAAAATGTTCAGAACGAATGAAAGGTGAAAAAAATCATCAATTTGGTAAAAAAAGAACAAATTATGAAAAAAGTATCATAAGTAACTATCATAGTAAAAAAGTTTTACAATATGATTTTGATGGTAATTTCATTAAAGAATGGAAAAGTATTATACAGATTTCAAATGATTTGAATATTGATGGTGGTAATATATCAAGATGTTGTAATAAAAAACAATTAACATGTAAAAATTATTTTTGGTTTTTTGAAGATAATGAATATGATATAAACGAATATATTAAAAATATTTTATTGAGAAAAAAAATATCATTATCAAAAAGAAATCAAAGAGGTTCAGAAAAACCAGTATTACAATATGATTTACATAATAATTTATTAAATGAATTCAAATCAATAAAAGATGCGACTGAATATATAAATGGATCGATAGGTAATATATCAAAATGTTGCAATAAAAAACAATCAACACACAAAGGTTTTATATGGAAATATAAATAAAATGGACACGTTTTCATAAATATATAGTATATGGATTTAGAAAATTATAAATTAGATGAATTATTTGAATTACGTGAACAACTTGACTTAGAAGAGTTACACGAAATATTACTTGAACAATTTAAGATTGTTGAAAAAAGACACCTTAAATTTATAGAAAAAGGTAATAAAACAGCAGAAGCTGAAGTTAGAAGAGCACTTGGTAGAATAAAAATATTAATACCAGAATATCGAAGAAAATCAGTAAAAGCAACAGATAGTTATATGAATCCAAGTAAATATGATTAAAATTTATTAATTTTATTAATTTTATTAATTTTTATTAACTTTTGACTATTATTATTTAATATATAAAATAAAAATAAAAATAATAATATGAAAATAAATAAATCATTTTCTATAGAAGACACATCATTCAAAAAATTTGAAAAAATATGTGAATCAAAATCAATAAATAAATCATTATTTATACAAAAGGCTATTGATAAATTTATAGCCGAAAATTATGAAATTGATATATCAGCATCATATAAGTTAAAAAACACAAATGATACAAATTATGTTAGAATAATAAATAAATCATATCACACAGAAACAGAAAAATTCTTTATCAATTTAGATAATGATGATAAAATTAATATCGATACATTTGATAAAATGTATGAAAAGGTTGATTTTGAACAAATAAAAATCGATAATGATGTAAGAGACGTATTAAATGAAATAGTTTATGGTACAACTAAAATTGATGATGATGTAGAACAAGTTGATCCATCATTCTTAAATAATAGTTGTATATCTGTCGAAAAAGTAAAAAACTTTGTTGACAATATAAATACAAATAAAATAAATGAACAAAATGATAATGATATACTAACAATCAATGATTCATTAAAAGAATATGTAGAAAAAGGACCATTTGAAAATTAATATATAATATATTATAAAAAAAAATACAAAATATAATGACAGAAGAAGAATATTTAGCTTTATTTAAAAAAATAAATGAAGATAATGGGTTTGAATCAAAAATAAACCTAAATATGAACCAATCATATGACAATATAAATACATCACAAAATCAATGGCAATCATTGAATGAAACACCAACATATCAAAATGTTAATGAAAATGTTAATGATGGTTGGAATAATATGGATTTTGTTGTAGAAACCAGATTAAACGGTTCTATTCAACACAATAACAATCAACAACAATATCAAAGCAGAAGAAATAGACAAACATTTGATCCAAATGGACTTAATCAATATATGGATGATGATAATTTGAATGAAGTGTATAAACAACCAATTCAATCTATACCACAACCTCAACAAATTAATGAAAATCTAAATAATACTGATATAGTATCTGTTGAATTATTTAATAGAATAAATGAAAATGTGATGTTAACATTAGCTGGAAAATCAAAACAAGTTATACAAAATGTTAATTTAGATAGAGTTTCATATATGACAGAATCTAAAGTTAGATTTATTAATTCATAATTTGTTTTACTTAAAAAATATCCTTATATTTGTATTTATTTAATAAACAATTAATGATATACATAATATAAATGATATGGAAAAATTAAGAGAATATCAGACATTTATTGGTAAACCTATTTTTTGTATAAAAGATGATAAATCATTTAAATTAACAAAAGGTAAATCATACAAAATACAAAAAATTGTAGAAAAAAATGATTCATTATATGCTATTATTATTAATGATAATGGTAGTGAATTTGGTATTGGTCCAAATAATTCTAAATATTTTCTAAATTTAAAAGAAGGATTGATGGTACTTAGAGATTTAAAATTAAAATCATTAAATAATGAAAATTTGGATTCTTAATAATACTAAATTTGGATATAAAAACAATTCAAAAGAATGGTATAATAATATGTCAGATTTTTTTGAAAATGAATTTATACCATTATTAGAAAAACAATATAAAGAAGGCGATATTGTAGTACATTTAGGAAATTTATTCAATAATTCAGAAAACATAAATACAAAAATATTAAATAAAACCATAGATTTAATTGAAAAAATAAGTAACATATCAAAATTATACTTATTAATTGGTGAAAATGATAGAGTTCTTGATAATAATATTAGCACACTAAATATATTCAAATATCACAAAAACATAAATATTGTAAAAGATTTTACAAAAATAGAATATGGTATTATAAAAATAAATCTTATACCTTGGTGTGATAATACATTAAAATTTATTAATGGTAATATAAATTTATTAAATATTGAAATAAATAAAATAGATACCAAATTAATAAAACATAAAACATATTGTGGTTATTATGATGATAAAAAAACATATGATAATTGTACAATAGTTGGTTCACCATATCAATTCGAGGGAACAAATGATGAAAAAGGATTCTATATTATAGATGTAGATAACAATAAAGATATATTTATAAAAAATAAGAAAAGTCCAATATACAAAACAATAAAAATTGATAATATAACAGAATTAGAAAACCTTGATATAGAATATATTAATAATAATCGAGTAACAATATCAATAAATAAAAAATTAATAGAAGAAAAACAAATAAAAACAGAAATACTTTTATCAAAATACAATTTCAAGAAGATAGAATATTATGATGATGGTGACATCATAGAAGAACTTTTAATCGATAATTCTTCTTCTATTGATGAAATGATAATAAATAAAATAAAGTCTTCTAATAATGATTTATTATTGAAAGAATTTGAAAATATATTAAAATTACATAAAGAAAAATATTAAACAATAATAGTTTATATATAAGAAAAAATAATCATTCAAGAAAATGAGTAAGAATAATGAAATAGATAGAGAAAATAATTATAAACGTTCAAAAATAGAAATAAAAGAGAGTGTAGAAGAATTACAAGGAAATATAAACTCTATGCTTAGAGAAATAGATTTACCTATTGATGAAATGGTTGGTTTTGATGATATGTTACCATCTTTACAAATTACTATTGAAGTACATGATTATGATAAAGATATACAAATAATAAAAATTGAAGCAAAAGAAACATTAGAATGTTTGGCTAATTTATATCTTAGTGAAGAATTAATGAGAAATAAAAATATTTATCAAATGATAAAAAATGATTCTCAATTACTTACAGAATTAAATTTTTCAACATCAATGGCTAGAAAAGGTTTAATTAGTTGTATGAGACAATTAGATTTAGGTATAAATGATCCTGAAATGTATCAATCTGTCGCACTTTTCCAAAAAGAAATGCGTGATACGATTAAACAAATATATGAACTTCAGAAGAAAATGAAAGATTTCTACAAAGAATTGAAAGATGAATTGAAAGAAATAAATATTAGCACCGAAGAAATAAAAGACGATGATAATGATTCATATACAATAATTGGTGATCCAAAATTTCTTAATGATATATTTGACAAATACAAAAATGATCCATCATTATTAGAAGAACTTATGAAAGTAAGTAAAGATATGAAAAAATAAATTATTTTTTATAAATATCTTGCTGTGCTTTTACATTTTGTGCATTTCTAATACTTGTAACATTCATTAATTTCTTATTAACATCACTCACACTAGGTTTGAATGTTTTTTCTTCTGTTTCATCACCCCATGTCATTTTGATATTTGGAAAAGGTATACCAGATAAATCTTGTATAACTTTATTTTTAATCAAATCTAAATATCTAGAACCTATAAATGTTTTCATATTTTCTGGTACATTATCTTTAACTTTACTACATATATTACTAATTGACCCAATACCTGGATGACCACCTGCAACTACTGTTGAATCTGGATTTGCATTAATATCTAAACCAAAATGCTTAACAAAATTACTTAATAAATCTTCACAATATTTACCCAAATTTGTTACTTTAGTACCATCTTTCAATGTAGGTAAATATTTCATATCATATTTATTTATATCATGATATGATGCGATTTGTAAAGTATTTCCAAATTGCGACATTAACCAGAATATTGGTTGTTTAGCATTGAAATAAACATTATCACCATCTACTTGAATTTCACCTTTTATGCCTTCTTTATCTTCAAAATCAGTAACATTTTCTTTAACATCTAAATTTGTACCATTAATGTCACCAATTAATTCCATTTTTTGTCCATTAGATTTTAATAATAAATCATACAATGTAGAATCTTTAGATACAACATATTTTATTGTTGGTATTCTATCATTAGTCAACATATCTTGTTCAATAATTGAACGAATTCTTAATGAATTCGACCATGTACCAGAAGGTATAAATACCATTTGTCCTAATATTTGATAACCATCCATTTTAACACCAGATGTACCTTTTACAAATTTTTGAATAAATTCTGTTTGGTTTCTTATATAATCTTTTTTACCATAACCTTTTGTCATTTTAGCCATTTTAGATAATCTATATTCAGCATCTTTAATAAAGTCTTTTTGAAATGAATGATATAATTTTTTATCATCTTCTTCGATATAATCTAAAAACAATTGTACATTAGCTGTACCATCGGCATATGTATATCCCATAGATTTTGCTAATGCTTTTAATTTATAATTATCTAAATTATTAGCTGGATATAATATCTTAAATAATCTAAATATATTATATATTGATGGTGTATCTTTACTATTATGTATAACTTCTATAAATGTTTTATGATCACTTCTTTTTAATAATTGATTAAATGCACCAGCAAAATCTAATTTATTTTTCATATTTTTAATATCAAATGTTAATATTTTCTTAATATCTGATTCATAGAAATCATATTTAGCCGAATCTATCATATCTATGACATCAACTACCATTTTATCAACAGGTATACCTAATTCATCACAAATACCTTCATATGCGCTACCAGTTGATGTTTTTGTTGATGCTTTATTTATGTTTTCACCTTCTTGAAATTTACCATGGTGATCAATATAAACATCAATACCTTCAATATCTTCAGCATAATCTAATGCAATATTTATATATTTTGAATCAATTTCAAATGCTTTCCATGATTCTTGATAATTAACTATACCATATTTTTCTATTTCAAAACCATGTTCTAATAAATAATTTTTCATCACTATTGCAGAATATATACCATCTAAATCATCATGAGTATAAATAACACAAACTTTACCTATTTTGCCTTTTTTTATCCAATAATCTTCACTATTTGGTATTCTAGGAGCACTTTCATTTAATTTACCATTATTTGAATTAGTGAACAAATTATAATCTTTTAACATAGAATTTATTTATTTATTTTTATATTATATATATTAAAAATAAAATCACAAAAAACAAAAAAGCCAGAACTAATTCTGGCTTTTTATAAATCGTAATTTTGTATTTTTATTTTAATAATTTTATCAAATCATCACTTATCAAATTTATAAGTTTTTTTTCACCTAATTTTATATCAGGTATGTTTTTTATCATAGCATAATGTTCAGTTCCTTCATTAGTTATTCCTAAAAACAATTTACTTATTTTTGGATTAGTCTGATGACAATCAATGAATGTATTAACGAATTCATTTAATTTATATTTAGAATCATTATTATATTTATATAATATAATTGAATCTGTTTGTTCTGATATGATAAAATGTAATTTGTCTTTACTTATTTTATTATTTTCTAATAAAATTATAGATTTAGATGGTTTTGAATTATTTGGAAATTTTGCAATTTTACCTTCAAATATAACATCATCCATTGATTCTTTTGTTTCTGTAACAATTATTTCTTCATGTTTTTCTATAATTGGTTTAGATATAACTTTAGTTGTTTTATTTGCATAAACATCTTCAACAACTTTTTTATTAATTGTTGAAGAAGATTCATTTATAAAATTACTAAATTTTTTAATCATATTTTATTATATTTCTTGATTTCCGCCTTGTGGTTGTTGTACTTGACCTTGTGGTTGTGTTTGTTGTACTTGACCTTGTGGTTGAGTTGTTTCTTGTGCTGGTATTTGTGCTGCTGTTGCATCTGCTTGTACATTTTCACCTTCTGGCTCTTGAACTTGTGTTTGAACTTGTGCTTGTGCTTGTGGTTGTATATTTTGTACAGGTTGTACTTGTGCATTCATATAATCACCAAATAATATAGATGATGGTAAATTTTCAACATTTAAATATGTTGCAATTACATAATCAACAATTTTTTCTGCAATTGTAGTTTCTGCAAAAAAATCAGTTGCTGTTTTGCCACTTTCATCTTTTATTTTTTTAGTATATGCTTTAATAAGTGATTTTGGTAATTCGATACTAACATTACCATCATATATATCACCTTTTGGTATAAATGATTCTTTTATTACTTTTTTATCAGTCATAAGTGATGAACCTTTTTTACCACCTTTGAATTCTTTATAATCTCTTAAATTTTCCATATTAATTATGTTATTTTTTATTATTATATATTAAATAAAAATATCGGTTTTTTTCACTCTAAAAACTCAATATATTATATCCTATACCTAATTGTATTCCTGGCCCATGATATAGTTGATTTCCTTTACCAAATATTATTCCATAGCCACCTGAAACATTTACTGAAAATTTATTTTTCTTTTGATTATTTTTTATATAATCAGTCACATCAGTACCTCTTGTTTCAGTTATTGTTATTTTATCTGTTGATGGTGTTATAAATATTTTATCATAACCATTTTCTTTTTTTATACCAGTTACAATTGAAAATTTTATTTTAACTTCATCAAATTTCGTAATATCTTCTTTTATTATTAGTTTATTACTATCAGCAATAACATAAAAATAAGATTTACCATTTATAACTAATACACTATCTGGTGATGTATAATAAAAATTCAAACCATATCTATCCTTATCTAATTTCACTAATATATTTTTTGTAGAACCTGTATCTCTATATTCAATTATTGTTTTAATTATTGTTTTAACTTTACCACCTTCGGCTTTTATTAATTTGTATAAATCTGGATTATATTTTTCTAATTCATCTAAACTCATATTACCTATAACTTGTTTATAACTAATTTGACCATTTTTATTTTTATAAACTTCTATAGTATCATTAAACGCTTTGAAATTTTGTTCTTGTCTATATTTTTCATTTTTCAATTGATTTTTTAATTCTCTATTTGAACTACATGTCTTTAAATTGAATATCAATAGTAAAAAACAAATCAATACTATTACTGATTTCCAATTCTTCTTTATAAATTCAATTATTTTATTTATTATTTCCATATTATTATATATTATTTTTTTATTGTTCATCCCATCTAGTTATAGGTGGTTTTATTATTATTATTTCTTCTTTATCAACATCAATAGGTGGTGAAGAATAATATTCTCCTTTTTTAGTTAATGTATTTATTATATCATTCAAATTTTTACTTTCATAATATTTTCTATCAGGTGCTTCAGATGAAGATTTACCTATTATCGAATTATAATTATTTACAGCTGTTATTTCCCATGCACTTTCATTTGCATACCAATTACCATCATCCCAAATACTATAAAATAAACCAGAATAAAAATTACCATTCTCAAATTTATTTTTTGATGTTATATCTAACTCATCTTGATTATTCAACCCAATAGATTTTATTATCAAACCTGCTTGTCTATAAAAATGTTGCTCATCTGTTACAAGATTTTGATTTATTTCATATAATTTTTGTTTTGGTGTACCATTAATCAATTTTGATGGATCACCATCATTCAAGGCACCTAATATTTCATAACATGGTGAAATAACACCTATATCATTTAAAAAGAAAATATATCCTCGTTTAAATGTATCTGGTATATTTGTATTTGTCGTTATACTAACATTATCAAATTCTACTAAAGTATCAAAATAATAATCACCATCTTCTGATAATATTACCAAATTTGAATTAATCAAACTCGATAAAAGATATGAATTACCATTTTGTACATAATATATTTTATTACCATTTATTGGTTTTCTTATTTCGCCATCTACAACATCCTCTTTGAATTCCATATAATGACCATAATCACCAGTTAATATATCCATCGTTTGTAATTTTGAAATTATACTCGTATTACCAGTATAATTGACACTATCTATATTTAACATAGTTTCAAATGTTATTGCAGAATTATATAAATCATAATATTTACCTACTATAAATTTATTTCCACCATCATCATAATTCATATAAAAACTTCTATCAGTTTTACCAAAATAATTATATATAACTGATGTATCATTTATTGTATATGTATTTTTATAAATTTTACAATTTCTAGTTGTTTTATTAAATGTTAATATATTATTCGATCTAATAATACTACCAGTCACTTTTTTAAATGTACTATTATCATTAGTTTTTTTATTTACACCACTACTAAATTCTATATAATTACCTAATAAATCATATGATATATTGTCAGCAATTAAATATAAACTATTTATCCATGTACCATTTTCTTGTGTTAAATATTGTGATTCATTTATTGATAAATCACTATATAAATAATTGAAATTATTCACTTCAATATCACCATACAAATACATACCATTCCATTCTTCAGTTATTCTATTTATGGTTTGTATTGTTCCTTCAACATATCCTTTTGATAAATAATTTAATTCATGTGATTTTATAAAAAAATTATTATTAACTATCCAATTATCACCTATCAAATTTGATGGTATTTGAATACCATTAGTATAAGATGCACCAATTCTATTAGAATCTTTATTAACATTTAATATATTATATAATTCTGTACTATATAATTCGGTTGAATCTATAATCCACTCATCTAATCCATATATATATTTATCAGAACTTGAACCAAAATCATATGCAATTGTTCCTGTTTTACCTGTTGCGATAGTTATATTCGATATACCATCACTACTTAAAACAACAACAGGTCCTTTATAACTATTAGAATAAACATATAATATACTACCTGTTATAATAGAATAGTTTATTATACCAAGTATTGTCATATTTACACCAACATTAGAAAATGCATTAGGATTAATACTAAATACTTCACCATATGATTCATTTATTGGTACGTCAATATTTATTCTATTATTAACATTATCAACAATTAAAATTTTTGATGAAATATCATAATAATCAGAATCTGATGTAGATATAATATGTGTCGATGTCGTATCATAATATCTAACATGAACAAAATCACCAATATTCAATATGTTACTATTTTCATTATAATATAACCATGAATTATTAATATATATGATATTATCATAATCATATGATGGTGTGTTCAATACATAAGGTTCCCATGATTTGTGTGTATAGATATCAACATTTCTTACACCATAACCAAATTGAATATCAGAATTAGTTTGACCACTATAATATAAATAAGATGGATTATCCAATAAATTATTATTTACTATTGTCTTATCATCAAAAACAGCAACATTTGTTGTATTTTTTATCATATTAGAATACATTTTATACATTTTATATGCATAAATATCTCTTGAATTTTCAATATTAATACTATTTGATAGATAATGAAAACCATTACCATTATCCATTGTCATACTAGTTAAACCAGATATAACTATATTATTATATTCTTTTCTTATTTTAGAATAATTGAAATTTGATACACCATCAAAATAATTTTTTATCCAATAATTCGAATAATTCAATACGTTATAATATGAAAATGAAACACCAGTTCTATATTCATAATCAAATGGATAAAATAAAATACCATTATTATCATAAAACCATGGTGGTGGTATTGTATTTTTTTGCCATCCACTAATATTTGTTGGTAATGGATAAATATTATAACCTTCATTAAATTCAACAGATTGTGTTTGTATTGTTGTTGAACTATTTACTGGATCAAAAACTGGCATAGGTCTAACCGAATATCCTTCATTTGCATCAGACCATACATTTTTATAATTCGTATCATATGATGTTAATATATCATCATTTGTATTATTATAATAATAATGTATTTTTTCAAATTTGAATAAAATTGCAATTTTTCTTTCAGTTAAATCAGAAAAAATATCAATTACTTTATAATTATGATTATTTATTTCTATATCATTTGTTCCTTCTATTATTGAATCAACATGATATAATTGTTTGAATGTATTATATACCGAATTATTATTTTTATCCAATTTATTCAATACATCAGTTATACCTATATCAAAACTACTATTTGCTCTTTGTAAAAATTTTAACATATTATTAAATAAATCTATACCACCATCAACATTATTTTTACATTTTAATTCAAAAACAAAATATGATGGTATAACATGACCATTTGGTACTGATGATGTATCTGCACTCCAACTAATACCACTTTCAAATGATATATAATCTTTATTCCAAACATCAATTCTATATTCATTGCCATAATATACATTATCAGTAGAATGTATAATTTCATTATCATCAAAAGCATTTAATAATCCATAATCTAGATTTCTATAAGAGGATGTACTATTTATTATAAGAGGATGTATTGATGTCAATTCATATTTATTATAATAATCATCACCTGTATATGTATATGCAGTATCAGTTAGATATGAAACACCACTATGGAATAATGTTGTTCCTGAATATAATACTATTTCATCAACAATAGTTGTATTTATATCATCACTACTACCAAAATCACCTGAATTGAAATTACCACCATACCAATTATTACTATTATTATCTAAATTATTATCTAAATCTAATTTTATATTATTAAAATTACCATCATAAATATCAGTTGCACCATATATAGTTGCACCAATACCATCAATTGTCATATAACCATTGAAAATACCATTATTTATTATGACCTTTGAAACAGCATCATATCCTTGAAATCTACATTTTTTATATACACCATCATTAATTATAAATGATTTATTTAATGATATAGCATCATTTTTTAATATCAATCCATAATCACCAAACATATATGGTTCATATATAGTATCTAATATAACATAATCATATAAATCAGATTGACATTTAACTGGATATCCAATAAATTCATCATCGTTACCTATTGTTATTCCTGAACGAGTATCTAAATATATATCACTACTATTTGGATTATTTAAGTATAGAATAACAGAAGAACTATCACCATATTTACCATTAATGTTTGAATCAAATGTTCTATAATAATTTGATAAATATGAAAAATCATAAAGATGAAAATTACCAACATTATCAAACACATTTGGGTAATTTGTATAACTTACCATAATATTCTTACTTATTGTTGTAGTACCTGATAAATATGATGATAAAGAACTAATATAACCAAATGATATATTAATATCATTTCTACTTGTACCATTATCTTTATATACACTAAATTTACAATTTTCACAAATATCTGTTGTTATTTCTTGTGGAACATAAAAATCGATATTATAATAATTACCACCTTGTATAGATTTTTGATTACCTATAAATATATTGTTTTTATGTGTATTATTTGCTAATATTGTTCTATCATAATCAGTTATTATTGGACTTATTAAATAACAATAATTTATAAAAATCATTGTGTCTGTAGATGATATATTTGTATATCCTGAAAAGAAACTACTTACATTATTATCTACTACATAATTATCATATTTTTTAATTGTAATATCATTTATTACACATTCATTTATAACTACAGATTTATTAGAATTCATTATATAACCACTATTCAAATCACCTTTTTTTATAATAACATCCATTAATAATCCACCATCCATTGTTATATCAAATACATTCGAGTCCAATATAACACCTTTTCTTAATGTACCATTTAACCATTTTGTTCTTATCATAAGACCACCATTAAATACTCCATTTTGCCAATTTGTGTATTCATATTCTGATATATCATTTATTATATTTCCTTCTACATCTCTTTTTGTTATACCAAAATTATATTCAAATTCATCTATTGTTGTAACATTATCAAAATTATAATTACCATTTGTTCCGAATATTCCTCCATCAAATGAACCATTTTTCCATAAATAACTATCCCATATACCATTCATAAATGTACCATCATGCCAAACTGGCATATTAGCAAAACCATCACATGAACCAAATATACCATTTATGAATAATCCATTATACCAATTATCTAAATTAAATTTATAATCAGATTCACTAGTACCACAATCAAAACTACCATTATTCCATACACAATCTATTAAATTTATAACATCTTTGTAATAACCATTGTTTATATTTGCTTTTTCTATAAGACATTTTTCAAAATATCCTCCATTTATATCATATGTGTATATATTGCCTATATTATATGGTTCTAATATACAATTATAGAAATAACCATTATCTATATTACAACCATATAAATTTGTATTTCTAAAATTTGAATATCCATAATTATTATTATCTAATGAAAAATAATTTATTATTTTATTATCCGAATCTAAATATGAATTAAGAGTAATATAATCGATTGTGTATTTTCTTTTTATATTAACTTTATTCAAATTCAAACCAAAACCAACACATTGAATAAAAACGACTGTACCTTTTCCATCATTATTTATATTTCCATTTTTTATAAATGTACTATCAACAATTGCATTATACATATCAACTTTTTCACAAGTAACTTTACTTACAAAATGTTCTTCTAATACTTTGCCATCTATATTACCATCAGGAATTATATCTGTTAATAATTTATTTATTACAAATGAATTTCTTTTTTTATCAATTGTTAATACTTCATAACCTTGTAATATTGTTGAATATAGAAAATCAATATCATTCATTGCAATTATTCTATTATCTAATGTAATAGAATTCGATGATATATCATCTACATTTTTACTCAATGTAATAAAAACTTTATCACCTATTTCTACATGAGAATCAATTTCTGTATATAATTTTATATATTTATCAAAAACATCTATCTTTGGTAATATCTTTACAGAGTTTATTGTGCCTAAATCATCATATTTTGTTGTAATCATTAAAAAAATTTATATTTTTTTTCTTTATATATTAAAATGAACCTATTGAAACATTATATATAAAATAAAAATTATTTATTAATGAATTTAGAAGATTTTATTGACGAACAATTCGTAAATGATTATGATATCATAAAAAATTTTATGATAGAAATAAATGATATACTAGAAAACATAGGCATAGATGATAAATATGATAATTATAATGATTTTTGTATAGATATAAAAAAACATTTATTCACTCTAATAAATTTAGATGATATTGATATAGATGTTGATACACTAATTAATGCATTAAATAATATGATAAAATATAAAATCATGAATGATATTGATTATGAAAATAAAATAAAAATATATTTTGATGATCCATATAATATTTTAGATAAAATAAATTCAATAAAACTGAAAAAATAACATTTTTCGGTTTTTTTATTTAATATATAGTATAACAATTTAATATAATTTAAGGCAATTTTAAAAAATTTTAAGGCAATTTATGAAAACAAAACAAAAGTCCATATTCATGGCAACCATAATCCACAAAATAATTTACTATTCCTTAAACTTTATATCAAATTGATGATATCACTATAATATTTGGTAAAATCAGAAAGAAAAATTCAGAAAAGAAAATATAAACTTTATCTTTTTTCCAAAATATAAATATCATAATTAGAAAGGTTAGTTATTCCTTAAAAATAACATTGGAGGCTTCTCTACAAAATTAAAGTTTTAAAGGCTTATGACAACAACAACACAAAACGCAGATGATTTCCTATTTGGTGGGACAGATGCAAATGACGCAAGTTTATCAGTATTTGATAAAACAGAAAAAAACCAAGATGGTATCTACAGACCTAATTTAAAAGATGCAAAAGATAAAAAAATCGGTTATCGTGCCACAGTAAGATTTTTAACAAACCTTACAAAAGATGGTAAAAAAGGACCAGTTGCAATCGAAAAACACGTACATTACGTAGATTTCAAAAATGAACCAGGATTAGCTGGATATTACGATTGTGATAGAAATTTCAAAGATAAATGTGAAATGTGCGCAGTTTATTGGAAATTGAAAAATAGCAAAAATGCAGCAGATGTAGAAAAAGCTGAACTTATCAAAAGAACTACTAAATATTATTCATATATTATGGTTATTGAAGATGAACAACACCCAGAATTAGTTGGTAAAATTATGGTTTTCCCATATGGTTATACAATTAAAGAAAAAATCAATTCTGAAAGAACTGGTGAAGTAACTGGTGTTCAATGTAACGTTTTTGACTTATCAAAAGGAAAAGATTTCAAATTAATAATTAAAGATAAAGCTGGTTTCCAAAACTATGATGCATCTACATTCCTTGAAACATCACCTATTAAATTATATGATGAAAAATCAGGTTCATTTAGAGCAGCACCAATCGATGAAGATGGTATAATATCTAATCCAAAAGCACAAGCTAAAATAAAAGAAACTCTTTTATCAAGAACAGTTGAATTAGATGATCATAAAGCAATCGAATGGACAGAAGAAACTCGTGGTAAAGTAGGACAAGTAGTATCTATATTACAAGGCGAAGATGTATTCGTTGCAGAATCTGCAACTAGAAATGCTGGAACAAATACAACAACTACTACAACTTCACAAAGAGTTGATGTTGAAGCTACTACCGCAGATGATTTTTTTGACCTCGAATCAGAAAATTAAGATTATCAGATAGTTATAACATTTCACTTAAAGTAATCATTCAATTTTGTATAATCTTTTTCTATTATGAAAATGAAATTAAAGCCACTATTTATAGTGGCTTTTCTTTTTAATAGATTTATATCTAACTCACACTCATATGTCTATGAACTTTTAATTTCTACGACTAAATTCATATCCTTTATAAAGAAATCAGGAAAATATTTTTTATTTTTATAATCATATACGTAATCTATATTACCTTTGAAATTTTCTATCACAATATTATTTGATATACAATATTCTATAAAATCTTTTTCATAACTACCTCTATAATATAGATTTGTATTATAATATTTTAAGATATATCCAGAATGTTGTTTTTTGTGTATTTCTTCATTTTGTGAAGGATTTTCTACACCAAATTTATCAATATTTGTTAATCTAACTCTTTCTTTTAATGTTTTTGAACAATATGTAAAACCACCATGATTTTTTGTAACAGTTTTTTCTTTTTTAATTTTGATATCATTCAATTTTGATACATTATCTTTTCCATATTTTTTGGTACATGTATTTTTTCTTTTTTCCAAATTACATATTTTACAGGTATATTGATTATTTGGATCTCTTTTAATATAAGCACAATAATTATTATATTTAACTTCTTTTTGTTCACCACAGATATCACAAGCACATACTATTTTTTGGTGACTATATTCACTAAGATATATTATAGGCAATTCGATATCATCATATTGTTTTACATCAAAACCAAGTTCTTTATATTTTTGAACCATTTTACCATTGACTTTCATTTTTAATTTTTCAGTTAAGATCATAACAATTTCATTTTTATAGTATATATAAAAATGAAATTGTCAAAAAAGTCATCACTTTTTAATTTTTCTTTATTAAGAATTGTTTTACAAGCATTTGCCAAGCTGGAACCTTTTCACCATCAATATCAATCATGAAATCATTAGATACTCTTATGTTTAATGCATGAATTATTGTTCTTATTGATAATGGAAATTTACTTTTATAACCTTTCGTCATAAAATCAACAAACTCTATAGTTTCTTCTTTTGTACTATTTGGTATTCTTGGATATATTTTTTCAGTTATTTTTTTCAATCTTTCAATAATTTCATCTCTTGTTAATTTTACATCAACATGAAGACTTCTAGACACAAGAGCTTTATCCATTTTATCACCATCGATATTTGTTATAAATATACATCGACCATTATAAACAAATTGTTTAGGTAATTTTTTATCTTTATTATATTTATCAATCATTTCTTTATATGTTAATCCTTTAGAATCATAATGAGTTTTTAATATTCTTGATATTTCTCTATTCTTTTTAGTATCTAATGCACTTTTTAATAAATTAACTGAATCAGCATCTTGAAAAACAGCATCACAATCATCAAAAACCAATAATTTACCATTATTCAAAAATAGTGTTTCATACAATCCTGATTTTGTTATATCACCTTTGAAAAATTCATATTCTAATCTTGTATCATCAAGTATTTCAGTAACTTCAGATGTGTTATGTGTAACAGTGCAATCTTCAAGTAAAAATAAATGATCATCATTAATTACAAAACCATAGTATTCACCAATACCAATTGATTTAACATCTATTCCTGTCACTTTATGATCGACTCTTCTTATAGGATATACTTTTTTTCTTTCTAACTTCAAAGGTATTCTATCAACATCACCATATATACTTAATCTAAAATAGTCACCTTCAAAATTTAATTTTTTTATACTTCTTTTAACATTCTTTAATGATGTTTTGAAGCCAATCGTATCTGCTAAAAATTTAACATTCTCTATTAGTGTTTCTGATTTTAATGTTATTTCATATCCACCATTTATTTTATAACCATCAGAATCAATTAATCCTGCCAAAAGTTCTAATCTATTTTTTTCACTATTATTTATATAAATATTAGGTATATGTTTGTTTTTTATAATATTCAAATATTTCATCTTATGATATAATGGATTAATATAATTAACACCTTTATCATGATAACCTTCTGATATTATTTTTATTTTTGGTGTTTTTTTAATACCATCGTTTTCATATTCATATTTTTTTGCAATCATACCAATTCGTTCAGCATAATCAAATAAATATTTTTCTATTTCAATATCAACATTTGTTACTGATGTATCTTCACTAGTACCATCACCTAACCATATACCTAAATAATATGGCTCAATTGGCAATATATTTTCATCAAATTTTATATCAACTTTATATCCAAGAAAATTTCTTTTGAATGTCTTATCTTTTTTTATATATTCATTAATTGGTATATTCAAAATATCATCAAATTTTGAATATCTATTATTATTTTTAGCATATATTGATTTTTTTAAACTTAAAATATGTTCATCATTTACTATATATTTTATTCCTTTTTTTTGATTAATTTCATACATTTCACTAACACCACTATTAGTACTCATCACTAATCGAGATTTCGAATCTGGTCCCATCAATAAATCACCACATATTATATCTTCAACATTTTTCAATGTACCATCAAACATAATAATCTTTGTTCCTTTTCCTAAACACTTACCAACGCCTGCATCACCAGATATAATCAATGAATTTGATACACTATATGCGACTTGACGAACATACATATTTATAGCATCAAAAACATCTAAATCATTATTCAAAACGGCCTTATTTAATTTAAGACTCTTAAATTTAACAGTTTCATCTTCAGCTTTCTTAAATTCAACATTAGTATCATTATCACTTTCATTCAAACTGAAATCTTCATTAATAAAATCAACGATATCATCTAAATATTCTTCAACATTAGTTGTATTTGTTTCCATTGTATAAAAAGGATGATTCATTATTGTTTGATTATCGAATCTAAATAATTGCCACAAATCTAAAGAATGTAATACATCACCTTCAAAATTTATACGAAGTGCTCTATTATCATCCATTAAATATAATGTTCCTTCTAAAATTTCATTTGGTTTTTTAATAACAAACTTTTCATCATATTGAAAATACATAATATCAGTGTTTTCATAAAGATATGACATTATTTTATCAATAGTTTCTGTTTGAAATTTAGAAACCGCTTCTAACATTAAATTATTTATAAATATATTATATTTTTTCATCGATTTTTTTATTTTTTTTATATATTAAAATTTTAATTACATTAATCTATATATTAAAATAAAAAATTAATATATAGTGTATGATTACAAAATTTTTTACATATATATTAGAAAAATCATCACTCACAAAATTAGGAATACCTAATGAAGTTATGAAAGATATCCAAATAAATTATGAAATACCATCAAATACACAATGGGAAGAAATATCTTATAAAAAAGATTTGAAAAATGAATTAAAAAAAGATGAAAAATCAATTTACATAGAAGTAAGTGAACAACATATTAAAGTCATATTAAACGATTATTTGACATATAAAGAACAAAAATACAAATTTGATAGTTCTGGTTGGGGTAATTATGAAATAGGGCAAATCATAGATAAAACATATACACAAACATTGAAAGATATATTAACAAAAAGTAAAATATATAAATTCCAATCAGATGATATAATATCTGAACCAATCATAAAAAGAAAAATAAAAAAAGAATTGGAAGATTTTGATAATAAGACTGATGAATTCAAAATTAGTATAATTAGAAATTTTAATAATATAGTTAAAAGAATATATGACAAAAAATATAGTATTGTCATGAAAAAAATTGCTGATAATATGTCAAGCATAAAACCAAATGTAAATGCTGATGAATTATTAAAATTTCTTACTGATAATAAAAAATTAGCAGAATTGGCAAAAGAATATGAACTTTCAAAGAATGATGATGATAAATTAGGATTGAAAAAATTAGAAAAACAATACAATTCATTACCAATATTTGATGAGTTTTTAATAAATTTCGAAGTTTTATATACAGATAAATATAATTATAGAGTTACAATAAAAGATTTATTAGACACATTCGGATTGATGCAAACACAAACAGCATTTTTATATTATTTATATACAGGAAAAATAAAAGATTTAAGAATACAAAAATTTGAAACACAACAATATAATGATCCATCAACATATTCAAATTCACCATCAGATACAACAAATATTATTACACATTGTTCTTCATGTGGTTCTGAAATAGAAAATTTTGATAAACTAATTACAGATAAACCATTATGTGATGATTGTACTGGTGATGAAGGAAAAGAACAATATCCTAGAAATAAAAATTCTTGGAGATGGTCATAAATAAAATATAAATATTTAATATATAATAAAAAAAATTATAGAATCAATGATAAAAAAATTATAGAATCAATGATAAAAAAATTTAAAATTTTCAATGAAAATATACAAGAAATGAATACTGAATCAGAAGATACATTAATATGTCCATATTGTGGATATGTACAAGATGATGATCCAGAAAACATTATGAGTGGTGGTGGTTTAGCACCAGAATATGCCGAATGTGAGTGTGAAGAATGTGGTAAAACATATGAAGCATCAAAAACAGTAATAGTTACATATTGTACTCAAAAAATTTAAAATAATTGAAGATATTCAAAAAATGAATATTTTTATTTAATATATACAATATAAAAAAAAATAAAATACAAAATTATGAAAATACTTAAATCATTTGACAATTTCTCATTGAATGAAGAATTATCAGCAAAACAAAAAAAATTACCTAAAGGATTACAAGCAGCTATTCTTAAAAAACAAGGAAAATCACCTAAAAAAGATGATGAAGATGCTGATGATGACAAAAAAACAAAAAAAGACAAAAAATGTAAATGTGCTTGCGAAAGTGTTTCTAATGAACAAATAGAAACTTTATTCGAAAATGCATCAGCAGGAAGAGTATTTGATGTTGAAATGGTTAAAACATTCAAAAATGAATATCCAGCAGTTGTTAAAAACAAAATATATACTGAAAAATTAATGGAACATGCAACGGCAATTAAAAAAGCTGTTAAATAATCATTTTACATTAATATAAATCGTATCGTTATTGATTTTGTATTCATTAATTACAAAAATACCATAAGAAGTCTTGATTTTCAAGACTTTTTCTTTTTTATGTATATTCATAACCATGAATGAACATATTAATATAAATACACTAAAAATGAATATAATTTTTGATAATTTTTGATAATTTAACATATTATTATATATATAAATATCAAAACAATGTTTGAAAAAAATAATATATAATATTATGAAAAAAATATTTCTTAGTTTATTATTAATACTATCTATCATAGTAATATCTGGCAGTGCAGCATATTTTTCCGTTTTTGGTTTAAGTAAAATATATGCTGGTGCAGCAATAGCGGTAATAATAATGGCATCAGCATTAGAATTTGGTAAATTAATAATAGTAAGCGTATTAAACCAATATTGGAATAAATTCAATATATTATTAAAATCATATCTTATAATATCAACAATAATTCTTATGATGATTACATCAGCTGGTATTTATGGTTTTTTAACAAATGCATATAAAATAACATCAGACAAATATAACATTTCAAGTAAAGAAATAAGTCTTATTGAATTAAAGAAAAATAGATTCATAGAAGTTAGAACAGAAACACAAAATGAATTGAAATCAATTAAAAATGATATCGAAGAAAAAAATTCAACGTTATCAAATTTAAGAAATAATAAAGATACAATAGTATCAGCAAGATTATTAAGTAAGCGAATAAAAGAAACATCTGATGAATTACCAGATTTAATAAAATATAGAGATGTATTAAATAAAAAATATGAATCTATAACAGATTCAATTAGTAAATTAGAAATAACTATTATTAATATTGAAAGTAAAAATGAAGCCGCAGCAGAGCTTGGTCCATTATTATATTTATCGAAAATGTCTGGTTATAGTATGGATAAAGTAGTTAATATTTTTACTTTATTTATAGTATTGGTTTTTGATCCATTAGCCATTTGTTTAGTCATTATTTTCAACACACTAATGAGGAAAAAAGAAGATGATATTGTTATAACAGAAGGAAATAAAAAATGGTGGAAAATATGGGATGAAAATATTGAAAATAACAAATCAGATGAAAATAACAAATCAGATGAAATTGATATACCAGATGAAATAGTAGAAAACACAAATGAATCTAATGATGAAAACAACATAAAAGAAGAAATAGTGGAAAACACAAATGAATCTAATGAAAACGATGTTAAAAAATTATTTGATAATATATTAAATACAAATAATATATTCAAAGAAGAAATAAAATCACAAATATATAATATAAATAAAGAAATTATAGATAACATAAAAGAAGAAATACAAAAAATTAATATCATAAAAGAAGATAATATAGAAAATATAAATAATATAAAATTATTAGAAGAAGATATTCACAATTCTATCGAAAATAATAAGAAAATAAAAGAAACATTTGAAAATGATTTACATTCGATAAATGTTATTAAAAATGATATGATTGAAATTATCGAAAATAATCAAAAAACACAAAATGATATGAAAGATGAAATTGAAAATATTATTAATATGAAAGATGATATCAAAAATGATATAAAAGAAGATGTATTAAACGATATACAAGAAAAACTAGAAAATATTGGTGACATCAAAAATGACATTACAGACGATATTCAAGAGAAATTAAATGATATGTTAGATTCTATGCCAACTTTTCCTAAAAATATAAGATTAAAAATTTAAAAATAAAAAACCAAATCATTTGATTTGGTTTTTTATTTTTAAATTTCGTCTCTTGTTATACAAACCTTTTCACCAAATTCTATGTCTTTCACATAACTATCTTCTTCAGTATGGTCTATAATAATCCAGAATACTCTATCTTCATAACTATTACCATCACCATCTTCAAGACTAGAATCACCAGCTGGTGGTGAATCACCTTCAGCATCAGTGAAGTAAACAACGAATGCTGGTACAATTGGTCCAGAATCACCATTATCATCTTCTGATTTATCATATTCTGAAATCCATTTGAATGGAGGATAAAATGATGTACCACCACCACCACTTGGTTTCATTTTTTGTATAGAAAAATCATCTTTAGTATCAAATCTTTGTACACCTTTACTCGGATTTATTCTATCATCACAATATACAATATACAAATCTTTTATTTCATTTGGTTGATCTTCACATAATGATTTTATTTCAGCACCAAATAAAGATAATTCTTTTTGTCCAATTGAACCTGATGTATCTATACATATAACAACAGAATTAAATACACTTGGTATTGCTTCATCCATTCTATCAGGAGCTAATCTAGGGTCTTCATTAGATGCAAATCTTCTAACACTTTCTCTATTAAATACTTGATCATAATCCAAATTACCAATTTCTGCAACAAAATTACGTAATAAATCTCGCCATGGTATTTTTTTACTAGTCATATCTTTAACAAATCTATCGACACCCATTGAACCTGTACCAGAACCTTTTTTATAAAAAACATCATTTACGATATCTTCTAATGTTTCTGATAAATTTGATGAATTTTCTAATTCTTCACCTTCAGAAAATGTTTCTCTAGGACCATATGTTGTATTATTTCTAGCATCACCTTTAGCTTCTTCTATTATTTTACCTAATGCACCATCTTCTAATACATCACCCATTGATCCAAACCCTTTTTGTTTTGCACCATCATCACTTTTTTCATTACCAGAATTTGCACTTTTTGCAGATACTTTTGTATCAGTACCACCTTTATGTTTTTGTTCTTCAGATTTACCACCTTGACCTTGTTCACCTTGAACTTGTTCACCTTGACCTTGTTCACCTTGACCTTGTTCACCTTGACCTTGTTGTTTTCCTTGTTGTTGTTTTCCTTGTTGTTGTTTTCCTTGTTGTTGACCTTGTTGTTGACCATCATCATCACTATCGTCACCATCACCTTGTCCTTGACCATTTTGTGGAGGCCATGGCATCACACCTTCTGGTGCCTTTTGTCCTTTACCAGATGTTGATTTAGAATCTTCACCAGGTTTCAAAACATAGAAATCGCCTTTATTTACTATCATAATTAATTTTTATTTTTATTGTTTCATAGCAACATCAACATCTGCTTTTGTGACCTCATCATATTCATATGAACCATCTGCATAAATTTTTGTTATTTTACCAAATTTATCTTTTTGTTTTTTCAATTTTATATAATCACCAACTTCTGGTTCATATGGTTCTTGTTCACCATCATCACCATTTTCAGGTTTTGGTGGAACACCACCTTCTTCTACAAGTTTATCATATATTACATCAGTAGATAAATTTTTATATTTTGATTCATAAAGTGCCATTGCAGGTCTTTTACCAATTTGTGTTTCACCATCATCTAACAATATGTTTATAGCATAATCACCTGCACAATTCCATATCCAACTATCTTTTTTACCCAAACGTTTCATGTGATTCAATATTACATGCATAACTTCATGAGCAATAACAAAAACTGCTTCTTTTTCAAGAAGTTCTTCTGTTAAAAATTTAGGATTAAATAATATTGCTCTACCATCTGTTGCCATTGTTGGAATTTTATATGACATTAAAACTGTCATTTTATATAAAACATCTGAAAAAAATGGATGGTTTGCTTGCAATTGTGTTAATGCACGTTTAAATTTTCTCCAAGCCTTATCATCATATTCTGCTGTCGATGATCCACCATTATCGATGGATTCGACAAACATTTTATAGTTTTTTAACATATTTATTTATTATTTTTCATTTAATTCAGTCATAGATGCATCTGTTTTTTTAACACCACCCTCATTATAATATGTATTGAATTTTCTCATCATCTTTTTATATGTTTCATTATGAGTTATTTTTTCAACATCACCATCATGTTGTCTTTTCACATAAACCATAAATAATGCAGCTAACTCACGTCTTTCTTCTGTCATTGCCCATTCCACGTAGTTTTCTATTTCTTTATCAGTTAATTTTTGACCACGTTTGAAATATGCTAAATTTAATGCGATTGCTCTAGAAATAGGGAATTCACCAGATTTACTTGGAAACTTAGGTGCTTTTTTAGGATTTTCATATACATTTCTTAAATCATCCATTGTGAAATAATTAACTAAATCCAAATAATTAACATATGCATTTGCTGCTTCATCGCCAACATAAGTGCTCAATAAATTATATGTTTCTTTTTTAGGTATTCTACCATTTCTATCACCAGTTAATCTTTCTTTTATTTGCATTAACATACGAGATGCTTTTGTCCATTGTCTTGGCGAACACCATCCTTTTTGTTTATCTTTTGGAACTAATTTGTGAAAAAATTCTGGCATATATTCTATAAAACCAATTATTTCTGGTAAAACTTTACCAGCACCTAATGTCATTGCCCATTCTTTCCATTCTTCTATTGTTGTTGTTAAATTAACATGACCAAATCTATTTAATAATGCTTTAGACATTTCTACTACTTTACCTGGAACATCTTCTGGTCTATTACCAGCAGCAACTATTAAAATTTTACTAGGCATTACATAATTATCAACTTTACCTTCAAGACATAATGATAATGCCGCATTATAAACCGATGTTGGTGCAGTATTCATTTCATCAAAGAAAAATATTGCTCCTTTACCACTTGGTCCATTATCTGTTGGGAAAATTTTTGGCAAAAAGAAAACTGAACGTTTTTTGCCTTCATCATCAACTTCAATACCTGGATTACCAATAAAATCGGCAGCAGTTTTTGTAGCCAAATGCCATACTATTAAATCGATACCTAAATCTTTTGTTACTTGTTTAAGAGCTTCTGTTTTACCAACACCTGGAGCACCCCAAATAAATATTGATTGTTGTTCAACACCACCCTTTTTTTGATATTCTTTTTGTACTTCATCTGTCCATTCTTCTGGTTCACCCATCATATCAGCAGAATCACCACATTTTACTGCAAATGCATCTTTTATCAATGTTTTTAATTCATCCATAGTAACATCTCTTGTACCATCAATAGATTTTACTGGAACAGCCTCATCATCTTTTAATTTTCTTGCTGCTTCATTTAATTTTGATTTTACATTATATTTTTTAAATTTATTATTTAATGATTCATAAGCCAATTCTTTTTCTTTTTGTGTAAGTTCAGTTCTAATGTTTTTTCCTGTTTCTTCACCTTGTGCTCTTAATTGTGCTTGAGCAACTGGTTCATCATCTTCTAATGATTGTTCTTGTGCTCTTTTGTTTGCATCTTCTTGTTGTGCATTTGTTACAATAGGTGCTTGAACTTGAACTTTTTGTGATTGAACTTCAGCTTCACCTTCTTCATACATTTCATCAACTTCTTTTATTATTTTATTTCTTTCTGTATCTGAAATAGAATTTGGATAAAATGAAAATGCTGGTTTATTCTTATTATCATCATCTTCATCTTCTGGCATATTTTCTGAATTTAATGCTGTTGCAGCATACCACCAAGAACTTTTGCCATATTTATCAACAATATAATCCCAAACAACTGACATTTTATCAACAAATATATTAATAAATGAATCCCATTTTGTTCTCATATTAGAGAAGAAACCTTCATTAGTTTTTTTATAATTTTTGAAAAGTTCATTAGTTTTTCTACTCTCTACAAACAATTCATAATTTTTCAATATTTTCATAGCTTTTATTTTTTTTATTATATATATAAAAAGAAAAATATCAAAAAACAAACAAATGTTTGATATTTGTATAAAATAATAGTATATTTGTATAAAATAAGAAAAAATATGGAAAAATATAAAATCAAAGTTAAAGATGTATTAGAATTATTATCATTTGGTTATAATATCGCATTATTAAAAAATGAAGATTATAAATTTATTGATAAAATGTCAATAATAAATATGTTGGATAAAAGATTATCCATAGATGTTTCTGATTATATTGACGAATTAGTATTATATCTATATGATTATTACAAAAAAATTCAAAAAACAAATAGATTTGAAATGAAAAACATATTACAATCACATTTCAAAGAAGAAGAACTTGAAGAAATTGTAAATAAACAAGAAGAATTATTGATAAATTTTAGAAATATTTATAAAAAAATATTAATAAATTATAAATTTGATGACAAAAAACTTATAGATATACAAAAGGAAACATTAGTTAATCTAATGAATGAACACATATTAAAAGAAGAATATGAAATTTGTTCTGAAATCAAAAAAAAGTTAGATAATATTTGATATTTATCATATCATTCCTTATATTTGTATATACAAAAAGATAAACTATGAATAGAAAAGAACTTGAAGAAAAATATTTAAGAGCAAAATATGAATATTATGTTTTGGCTCAACCTACTATGTTAGATTCTGATTTTGATAAATTAGAAAAAACATTAAAAAATATGGGTTCAACAATCATAGATTTAGTTGATTTTCCTACAGTAAAAGAAATTAAAAAATTAGGCTTAAATGTATCTAAGATTCTAGATAAAACATTAAGAGATGAAAAAAAATATGCACATCTTACACCAATGTTATCTTTACAAAAAATACAAGTAAATGATGAAGATAATATGCCTTTTCATGAATTAGAATTATTTTTTGATAGAGTTCCAAAAGGAACTATAATAGAAGGCGGTAGTAAATATGATGGAAATGGACAAGAACTTATATATAGAAATTGTAAATTATCACAAGCATTAACTCGTGGTGATAAAAAATATGGTTTTGATAAAACAGATAAAATGAAATATCTTGTTCCTATCGAACTACAAAATGCAGATGAATACTTAGATAAAACAATAGAAATTAGAGGCGAAGTTGTAATCGATGTCAAATTATGGGAAGAAAGATATTCTGATCCAGATAAAGTTGATAATGCTAGAAATTTTGTTGCAGGTGTTCTTAATCGTGATGAATATAATCGTGATGACTTAAAAGACTTAGTATATATTGCATACAATTTAGTTATAATAGATGAAAAAACTGGAGAAAAAACATTTCCAAATAATTCGATGAAATTATTAGAAAGTTTTGGTTTCAATAATATACACAAACCAATAATGTTATATGAACCAGCTACTAAAGAAGGTTTCTTGAAAATATACGAAAATATTAAAAATTATAGAGAAAATATTTGTCCATATTTAATAGATGGTATTGTTCTTAAATTTCCTGAAGATAAAAGACTTAAATTAGGCGAAAATCATCATGAACCAAAATGGGCAGTTGCTATAAAATTCCCAAGTAAAGAAGTAAGTACAAGAATACTTGATGTTGAATGGTCATTAGGTAAAGATGGTAGTTTAACACCAATTGCAATATTAGAACCAGTTGAATTACTTGGTACAATTGTTAAAAAAACTAGTTTATCAAACTTAGGTACAATGTATAAAAAGAAGACATATATATCTAGTGTTGTGGTAATTAAGAAATCTGGTGAAATAATTCCTATGGTGACATCGGTATTAACACCATCACCAAATGAAAAAGAATATGATAAACAAATAGAAGATTTTATGAAAAAGAGTAAATAAAATTACTCTTTTTTTATAAAAAAATCATCTAACCAACCATTCATTTTAGTTATATAATAACCACCACTATATTTAGATACAAATTCATATTTATTTTTACATAAATTTGCATATTTTTTACAATTTTCATAATCCCAAAAACCATTTTTTCTTTTACCACCAATCATATGGTTACATATTTCATCAAGCCATTTATTTCTATAAGAACTTAAATATGCACCTTTGTTATTTTTTTGAAATTCTGTTCTTGTTTTATATTTCATAGATTCTTCCAAACATTTTTCTTTAGTCCAATATACAATAGAACTACCAATACTACCAGTTTTACATTTATTCAATATACACCACCCATTATTTTTATATTTTTCAACATATTCATTTTCCATTAATTGTGATTCGGATTGTTCGATATATTCAGTTAATTGTATTATATTATAATTTGAATTAGTATCTTTTATATGTTCAAAAACAGAACCATTAACTTTGTGTCTTCTTTGTCTATCTTTAAAATTACATGTTAATCCAATATAAACATAATTATCATCAAATTCATAAGCATATATGCATCTTGATTTAATATTTTCAGATAAAGACATATGATTACATATATCTAACCATTTATTTTTATACATCGCAGCAAATGCTGCACAATCATTTTTTTCAAAATCATATTTATTTGTATATTTTAAAGCTATTTCTTGACATTTATCTTTTGTCCAATAGAATTTTGGTTTTATTATTTCTAACATATGTGAACAAATTTCCTCATAATAACCATCATTTTTTGATCTTTTTACTGCGCCAGGAAATTTGATATTAAATTCTTTTCTACTTTTACACAATAATGCAACTTCTTTGCACTTTTCATATGTCCAATTATTTGTTTTTTTCATATGATCAAATAATTCTAACCATTTGTTTTTCATTATTGTTTTATATGAACCACGATTTTCAGTTCTAAAATTATTTATTTTATCATAATTCAAAGTAACTTCTTTACATTTTTCATAAGTCCAATATCCTTTTTGTTTATTTTCTTTTTTGTTCAAATGAATACACACATCATCTAACCATTTATTAACAACACATTTTGTATATGCAGAACCAAACTTTATTTTAAAATCATTTCTTGATTCACATAATAATGCAACTTCTTTACATTTTTCTTTTGACCATTTCATATTTTTAATTCATCATTTTTTGATAAAAAATCTTTGATAAACCATTCTAATAATTCAGATTTATTATCAAAATTTTTATCTATAATATCAAATAAAATTGGACTAACACTTATTGATATATTTATTTTCTTTTTCATAATCTTTTTTTATTCTATATATTAAAAAACACAATTCAAAAACATACTTTTTTTATACTTTTTATAAACTTTTGTAAAATTAAATTATAAAATATTTATGGGCAGAAAGAAAAAATCAGATGACAGAAAGAAAAAGAAGATATCGACAACAATATATGATGATTTATGGATATCATTTGAAGAATATTCACAATCAGTTGGTATAAATAAAAGTCGATTATTAGAAAATATGATAAAAGATGGTTTGATTGATCCAGAAGTATTAATCAAATTAAAAGAACTTGGTATTTTATTACCAAATTCAAAATTAATTTAATATTTTTCGCATATTTTATTTTATATTTGTATCTTTATAAAAAAATATATGAATAAGAAATTACCAACAATAAAATTCAAAGATGATATAGAATTTATTGAGTTTTATAGAGATTTTTATAAAAAAGAATATGAACATATAATATATTGGACATATAAATATGACAATAAATTAAATTTCGCATTTTGTATTGGTGAATATAAAAAATGTTCTACTTGTTCATATAATATACATAATGATATAGGTATTAGACAAGATGCACAAACATGCACAAAAATAATAAAAAAAAGTGAAGCTAAACAACATATTAGAATGCAAAAATTAAATTCAATATAAATTCAAAATAATGCAAAAAACACTACAAACAATAAAATTCAAAGATGATATAGAATTTATAAATTTTTATAAAAAAAATTATGATAAAGAATATAATCATATTGGTTGGTCATATTCATATGATGTAGATTTAGATTTTGCTTTTTGTATCGGTGAATACAAAAACTGTAATACATGTTCATATAATGTCAATGCCGAAATTGATAATGATATACATGATACTAAAACATGTTCAAAATCAATAACTCCTAAAGATGCTATTTATTTTTTAAGATATAAAAAATTAAAATCCTTATTATAATTTGTTTTTTGTAAAATAATATTGTATATTTGTAAATGATAATACAATATAATAATGAATGCAATAAAAACACATAAAAAATACATAAAAATTGATACACCATATGGTCAATATAAGGTATATTTATGTAATGCCATTAGAAAAAAAGT